AGACCTCAACCCAAACCGATTTACCAAAACCAGAACCAAAAAAAAAGAGAGTATATAAAAAAAAGTCAAAGGTTAAAGAATCACTTTGATTTCATTTAATAAATCAATCAAAATGTCATACTGTCCTTGATTGTCAAACGTATAGAAATTTATAAGTTTGTAAACTTTATTTTTGTATTGTAGCATAAACCAAGTTTGATGTTTAAAATCTTCAATATTTGTATACACATAATTCATAAAGATAAAGATAGGACAAAAGTTATTCTCTTTACTGTTATTAATATCAATATCTTTTAAAAGTGATTCAACGTATTGTTGGTGAATCAACCGATAACGCTTGTTATGATAATTTAATTGAAGTAACTTAATCCATTTATCTTTTTTTAAACCAAGATTAAAGACTGATTTAATGTCTGAATATCTATTATCTAATTCTATGTTGATAAAATTAGATAATTCGTTTTGTGGAATTTCAAGACGCCAATTTGTGGTAATGGAATAAATTCCAGCAAATTCTTTTATTTCACCCCAAATTTCTTTAAAGAACTCCATTTTTTATAATACTCTAAAAGATAATTTTTGAATCAATTTATTTTTTACCTTTTTTTGAACCATTTTTTGGATTGTTATTTTGTCCAGTAGCTCTCTTAGACTGTGGAAGACGCAATCTTGATTGTCTCATCAAACTTCTTGGGCTTAGTGGAACGTTAGCGGGTTGTAGAACGTTAGCGGGTTGTGATTTAGGATTTTTTTCAAGATGTTCTACGTATTTTTTAATGGCTCCAGGTCTTTCTTCAGCTGGAAGGCTACCTAAAACCTTCTTTATAGTTGGTTTCTGAGGTTTTAATTCAAATTCTTGAAAAGCACTGAAATTGTGTGCATTAAGTTCTCTCAAAAAATCTTCTTTCCTTTTTTGATCTGGTGTCAAAGACGGTTTATCAGAATAACCCATTGGTTTATCAGAATAACCCATTGCTTTATCTGTCCTTATAATGAAATCTTCATATTTTTCATTCATAAAGTCCCATCTCCACATTGGATCGCCTTTACTTTTTAAAAGCGCTTGTCTAATGTCAACTTCATATTCGTCTACTGGTATAGTAGAATCCATATTTAAAAAATTTTGTTCTTCCTTTGTAAGTTTAAGTTCTGAGTTCAATGATTTTTGAAAATTTGCTTCTGTTATTGGAGGCGGTGCTGGACCAAGATTTCTTGGTCTTGATGGTTTAACTACATCAGAAAATACAGGTCGTACTGGAGCCAATGGAGCACTAGCATACGACTGTGTAGAGTTACTTGAACTAAGGGCCGACAGTGCCTTTTTAGCTCTTTCTTCTGATTCTTTAGCTCTTTTCTCTGCTTCTATTTTTGCTGCTTCTCTTCTCTGAACTTCTCTTTTCTGTCTTGCAATATCATTTCCTTGGCCTAAACTAATTGCTTGCCGTCCTGAACTTGAACCAGCATTTGCAGCTATTCGCGGGTCTCCTCTTGGAGCATTAGGAAGTGAATTAAGAGCGTTTCGTCTTTGTTGTAATTCATTTGCAGCTTCTATTCTTGGGACATTAAGTCCTGAAAGAATAGTCGCTGCTCTTACATCTTCTCCGCGTTCTATTGCAGACCCGCCTTCACTAAGGGTCTGCAATTGTCTATCAATTTCACATAATTGTCTTCCTTCTCCATTTTGTAAAGCAAGTAGTTGTTCTTGACGTTGATTTAAATCATTTAGAGCGCTAGCGTGTTCCGCTCTTTCTTTATTTAATTGTTCTCTTATTTTTTCAATTTCTTTTGAAGATTCTTCTTGTCTTTCACTTCTTTCTTCTTGTCTTTGTTGTATTCCAACACTTTGACTTTGAAGTTCGTATTTTTTCTTACTTAATTCTAATTCAGTTTGTCTTGCTTCAAGTGTTTTTTGTTCCATAACGACACGGGCGTTTTCTCTTGCGGCTTCAATCTCTTTCAATTTCACGACGTAATCCTTTTGTTGAGATTCGTATGCTTTTCTGGCATCTTCTGCTTTTGCACGAATATCACCTATAGCCTTTGAGATTCCATCTTGAAGCCTGTTCTTTTGCTGGGAAAGTTTTTCCATTCTTTCAGCGTGTCTTCTAAAAAGTTCACCACCATTTGGTGCATTCCTTGCCATTTGCCAATTAACTCCCATTCTATCAAACTTAAATGGTCGTAGTCCAGTTTCAATCTCAGCGGCTTTTGCGGTCATTTCACTACTAAAATTTGAATAAGTAGTAAACATACTTTTCAAGGAAAGTCCCAAAGTAATACTTGATGTAGCAGTACGTCCATGATACGCGAGAAATCCAATTACCTGAAGTACTTGAAGACCTGCATCCATAATTTCCTTGTAAGCATTTTGAGTTAAATAACGGCCACCAATTTCATAAAATTTTCGGTTTGTTATTGTATACATTACAAAGGAGATTATTGAAAAATACCACTTGTAATATGTCTCTGCGCCAGGCCATTCATTACATCGGTCAATTGTTGGAAACTTTAAAGTTGCTGCGCTTGCAACACTTCCAAGAGTATTAGAAGCGGTAGATGCAACATTTTTTAGTCTACCATAAAGACCACCCGTACCTTTTTCTGCTTTTTCTTTTGCTTTTCTTGCTGCGTCTGCTGCATTTTTTACAGCCTGTGCAGCCTCAACTACCTTTCTAGTAGCTTCTTGAACAACACTGCATTTTTCATATCTTTTATTTAACCATAAACGAACTCTTCCAGGCTTTCCTTTTTTGTGAGCGATAATCCATCTTTCCAATACAAGTCTATATTCCGACTCTTCCTTCATCTCGGCTGGAGTATATTGGTCAAAAAATTCTCCTCCTGATTCCCATAGAGCCTTGTGACGCTCCTTTATTTCAGTCTTTCCAGGTTGTAATAATTCAGGAATTTCATCAAGTTTCTTTCCTTTATTAAAATAAGAAATTACCTTTAATAATTCCCTGTATCTTTTTGTTAATACCCTTTCATCTTCAGGGGTAGATTTTTTTGCACTTTGAGCGGTTTCTTCCGCTATTTTTCTGGCTTGATAGGCAGCCTGTCTTGCATCTGCTTTCATTTTTTTAGATACTTCATTTGCAGCCCTTCTAGCAATTTCTTCTGCCCTTTTAGCAGTTGCGTCGGCAACTTTTGCAGTTAATGCCGCCATTTCATCTGCGATTGATTTCGCCTTTGCAGCCGCTTCCTCTACCGCTTTTTCTGCATTTTCAAAAGCCTCTTTTGATTCTTTCATTGATTGAAGTGCAATTTCAAGAATTTTTTCATCGTTTCCTGCATCTATAACTTTTCCCCTATTTTCTTCTACAGCTGACTTTGCTATATTAAGAAGAGCCTTTGTTTTGGAAACGATAGAATTTGCCTTTGTTTTTGATGTTATTAATTCACGCAAATTATCCTTTATGTCAGGAATTTCGGGAAGCGCATTAGGAATGGGTTCAGGAACATTGGCTTTTGGAGAATTTTTTGGTTCAAAGTCTACTTTTGCTTCACGAATAGTAACAATACTATTAAGATTAAAAAATAATGCCAAGGTTCTCATGGACATAAGAATCTGTATCACATTCCAAAAATCGGTAACTCTAGAATAAGGAGTAACACCAGTCCACATATCAACGGATGACCACGCAGAGGCCATTACTAAAAAAAAGCTTGACATAGGAACAGTTACCTTTTTAGGTAAAACAAGATTCATATTTTGCTCTATAATAGATACAGAGGATGCAACACTCTTTACGGCAGTCCTTAATTCTGCATCGTGATTTTTAAGGTCTAAGACCTGATTACATTCTTCATAAAATTCAACGCCACGTTCTCCTTTTCTAATTTCATCTTGTAAATATTGTTCGCCTGTTTTTATAATAATTTCTGATACTTTTTGTCTGCAACTGTGATAAATTTGTTCTGTTTCTTCGGGTGAAAGTTTAATAGTTTTCATTGCTTGTTGTTGAGCATTTGAAAGAGCCTCGTGGTCCATCGCCTGCCATTTAGGAAGAGAGTCTATTCCTAAGCTTTGTGCAATTTTCTGATTTGCTGCAAAACTCTCTGCTGGTGTAAGTTCTCCAAGGGGAACGTTTAAAACGGGGTCAACGCGACCTTGACTTGCTGGTCTAGCAATCTCTGGACCGACTTCAGCTCCAAGCCCGGTTGCGGGAGGTCGCTGAAATGCAAAATGTTCAAAGGACTCATATTGTAAGTCATTTCTTTTTCCTGAGATTACATCCATTTGTTCTAAAAAGACAAGGTCATTTACTCTCTGTTCAAATTGCAAACACATACTACTGAATACATATTCCTTAAAAATTTTTCTAAAATCTTGCACTGATTTATCTGTAATAAACTTATCATTAATAATAAACAAATGAAATTTCCCTAACTCTGCACGTAATCTATCTGTTCTTGCTTGTGAATAGACTCCGCTGGAGGCTTTAAGTGTCATATTTCCTGCATTCTTTGTGAAATTCATATTTTTTGTTTTTACTTTTCTTAATTGCGAAGGTCTCCATCTAAAAATATCAAAAACTCCAGATAAATATCCAGAACTTATGCGCGGAAGAGCAACAATACGTGGGTCTTCAAACACGCCTGACCTACCAGACCCTATAAAAAATGCAGAAACAGCCGCACCCAACCCAGCACCAATTTTGCTGGAGGTTGCTAACACGCCTCTTTTTGATAAATCAATTAAATCAAATTCATTTGGTAATTCTTTTACTATCATTTCTGCGCTATTTTTTAGAGTTCCAGCAGTAGATAATAATTCACCCATATATGGCGACGCAATAGATGCAACCGTTCCAAACATCAACGAACCTGCAACTATTAGCGATGTTAAGGAAAGAGACGAATAGAGTGGACTGTTGACAATATAGATATAAAGAGGGTCTCTTCGTTCAATTGCGTCTCTATCGGTATGAGTTAGACCTTTTACTTGACGTGCTGCAATTTGTCCTGCTGATAACGCAAGTCCAGGAATTGGTGCAAAACCAGATGGTTGTCCTGGAACTTGTCCTGCTGCAGCCGAAGATTGTACGGCTCCTCCTTTAAAACTCTTTCTTGATTTAGAATTGGATTTTCTTGTTAATTTTCTTGTTTTACTGTTTTTATTTTTTTGGGGTCCAACTAAATAATTAAGATTGGTATAATACTCATTCAAATGGTGGCTGTAACATAAAACATAATCAAAAAGACAATATTGTTTCATGTATCCGTAAAGCAAATAGTATAAATGTAACTTGTATTTAATCGGTCCTTCAATTTCATTCAAAAAAGGATAATCACTTAAAAACTTTCTATAGGTTGGAAACATATCGGTTTTTCCATCATTTATATTCATATTATGGTAGTCTAAACCAAATGTATTTTTTATGTCATTTACATTACAAAACTTCATAAAAGACGCAGTCTTTATTGGGTTTGTAAATATACCCGTATCAATAGGACTTGTTCCATTTATCGGGTTTAAAATGACTTCGTTTGAAAGGTCCTTAAAATGTTTAAAACTTGTATTACTATCCCCTTTTTCTTTAAGATAATTTAAATATCCATTTACTGATGTAATGACGCATCCATAATTTCCTTTAACTTTATCAGGATGTATCTTTAATAAAAGTTTTTTAAAATCGTTACAATCAGGAAATGTTTCTTCAAGAACTGCAAGATATCCTTCTAATTCTTGAAATGATTTTAAATCGCCATTAAATTCACACTTCATTATAATATTACTATAAAAAAAATATAGATTTAGGTGAGATACGTATACGTGCTTTAGAACTCATATGATAATAAATATGTTCACAACATTGAGGGTATTTTTCTTGGATAAAAATTTCAGGTATAACCTGTTTAAGTTTATTTAAAGTAATTGCTCGTTCTTCATCTGTAATAAACCTTTTAATATCCTCATAATGTCCGCTGTATTTACAATGTTTAAAAATCTCTGTCCTATAAATAGCAAATCCGTTAAATGCCGAATAACAAGTGAATAATGAATTTTTGTCTAATAATTCAAGTTTAGAAATAATATCCTTCTTCATGTGTTCTACCACAGGATAGGAATAAATATGAAATCCCCAACAATGATGTTTGTAATCTTCATAGAGTAGCGCCCAGATATCATAATAATCTTTACGGTTAAAAGAGAGTGAATCCCACGTATCTTGAGAAAGATAAAAAAGGACTGTATCTACATTCCAAGTTTCTTGGTTTACATCATCAGCGTCAATCATAAAATGAAAGTCGGTATTCAATTCATTTATAATACTTAGTCCGGTATTTCTTGCATTTGCAATCCTAACTGCACGTAATTCATTATTATTATTTTGCGAAACAACGTGTACTTTGAATGCAGATTTTTCTTGGTAAGACTTTAATAACTTCTCAGAGTTATCCGTACAATTATCATAAACAAAAATAACAGAGAATGTTTTAAACCGTACGCCCAATAAATTAAGATTTAAAAAGATACGCGGAAGATACTGTTCGCAGTTACGAACGCACAAACAGCACGCCACATTTAAGTCCAATGTTTCAATGGTAACATTCAGATTTTCAGGGTTCAAATACCTAACAATCTTTTCTTTATCTTTCAAAGCAAGTTGTCTCGTAGACTCACGCAAAGCATCCACTTTTCTTTGCGCGTCATCTATAAATTTTTCATCGGAGTTGATTACATAGCGAGGTTCTCCGCCTTCGTTTGAACAATAATGATTCTTTAACGGAAACAAAAGGTCGGGTGAATAAACGTAATTATACCAGTCGTCACAGCACCAATTTATAATGGACTCTGGAAAAAATTCTCCAAAGATATGCATATGTTCGCGCGAGACAAAGGCTTGGGTTAAAATTCGCGGATTGTTATTAATAGGTCCTGTAAGACCGATATTATTATTTTCCTTTAACCTTTGGATACAATCATTTACCCAGTTTTTTGTTTTAAAAGAGATATCATCTCCACATTGATAAAAGTAGTCACAACCATCGTCATAAGATTGTTTAAATAAGCGATTCCAAATAGCAGTTAAATGACCTGGCTTCTCATTCATTTCCATATATTTTATAGAAATGTCTCCATAAATTTTCTCAATAATTCGCGAGTAATCTTGCTCTGCTTTATTAGAAAAAATCCTATCGTCCTTATCATATCCAATATAAAGAATATAAGTATGTCCTAGAGATTTACTTGAGACAAAAGATTTTAAATAGTAATTAAACAAGTAAGATTCTTTGATATTGTTCCAATTACGGTTGCGGGAAGTACAAGGGATTAACAATCCTATTTTCATAATAATTATATTTATATAAAATTATTAAGTTATAATATATTATATAAATATATGGATGATGAAGTAGAGGTATATGAAAACTGTTTTCGTTATATTAAAAAGACGATTGAATATTCAGAACCTATTATCTATATACATAAGATAGATGATCAAACAATAAAAACAACACAGCCTGTTATTAAAACAGGAATTGTAGTAAAAAACCCTACAGAATCAAAGGTTGGTAATAAAATCAAACTTCATAAAAATGACGAAGATTCATTTGGTTTGATTTTATTTTCAAGTAATCGTTTCAAGCGATTTATTTCAACAGAAGGAGACATTTATTACGTAACCTATATAGAGTTAATTGATCTCAGGACAAAGATTGAGACCAAACTCTAGGGTATTTTCTGAAGGCAAAGGAACAACAGGCAAAGGGACGACAAGCAAAGGTTTTGTCTCAGCGTCAGGCTTTGCATCAGGAAATATTCTTTCATAATTTATTTTATAATCTTCTCTAAGAGCCGCGGATTCATTGCATCGTTTTTGAAAGTCGGATGGAAACGTCTTATCATAATAACGTGCATAAGAATTGTAACTCTCCATATAAAAAATACATAATTTAAAAATTGAAAGAAAACGAAATTATTCTATTTATATAGAAATGTCGCTCACTTTTTCAGAACTAAGGCTTAAGTGTAAAATACTTACCACGTTGCGCGAAGATATCATTGGAATTCGTGACCTATTTGATGAAAAAATTAAGGATATTGAAACTTTAAAAAACGATATAAAAAAGGGTGGAATTGCAACCAAATACAGGCAGTTAGAGTTAGTAGAAGCGAGACAGAATCTTGAATTTATTCGTATAGAGTTTGAAAAAAAGTATAAGGAACGCGTGACCCTAAAAGAATCAATTAATCCGCGTGAAATACTTGATTTAAGATACAAAGAAATTAAGCAAAAGGAATCCGAACTCAATGAAACGTTTAAGATGGTTGATAAATTGCGCGAAGAGTGCGAAGAAATGGATATGGAACTTGAAAAGGTATGCAAAGAATACGAAGAATTAAAAAATCAGATAACTCTTTCAAATAATCAGCACACAAATTTTAACTATGGAAATAGTTTATACAAAAATAATAAGGAATGCTTAAAACAAATAACAAACTTGGAAGATAATATTATAAAACATAGACAATTATATGAGTCAAAATATGCAGAAGATTTAAGAAAAAAAGAGGAAATAAATAGAGAAATGGCTGAGTTTTTCAAAATTTGCAATGAAATGGAAGATGAGACTGAATTGGAGGAGGGTGTTCTATTGTAAATTTGTTTGAATTATTTTTATTAATTGCATAATAACACTATTATCATCAATTTCATTGTTCCATTTATTATGCCAATGGTAACAAAAGGTTCCTTTAAAAAAGTTGTTGAAATCATATGTTTGGTCTGTATGTTCAAAAAAGTTTAAAAAATGAATATTGTATGGATTTTCAACCCAACCTGGGTCAAACCAACTACAAGGTAATACAAGTATGTCTAATGGTAAATCGTAGGTTAGGTTTGCTTGTTGAAAACCCCATCCAAGATTACGATTTATAATAAAATTTATATTATTTTTCATTTTTTCTGATTTTGGTTCTAATGATATGTATATAGCGTTGTTAGGATATGTTTCAGTAGACCACTGATAAAGACATATTTCACTTTTAAAATTACAAAAAATAGGGTCAAAACATCGTAAAAAAAGACAATCTAAATCAAACCATACACCTCCATAATTATACAATAACAAATTTCTTATACAGTCGCTATAAAATGTTACATATGAAAAATTATTTTTTATGTTAAAATCTTTGCTTTCATTTTTAAATGAAAATGTTCTAAGTTCTGCGTAGTTATTTATTTGGTCGTTGTAATGATTTGGTATGTTATTTTCCAACCATAGAACAATTCTATGTTTATTATTATAGACATTAAAAAAGTAACAAGATAATATAGAATATAAATGTTTTTCATTTAAATTTCCATTCCAATAACAATGAAAAATAACAGATTCATTATATTCTCCTTGTAAATTATTTGCCAATTCATTTGATTCATTATAGTCACAGTTATTTATTAGCAACCTCATATTATAATATAGATTAAATTATATTTTTTGAAACTACTTAATTAGAACTATATAATAGTTAGTAATGTTTATAAATAAACTCTTTAGTTATGTTACTATTATTTCTAAAAAATATGACATTGATGAATCACACGGATTATCACATAGTATGAATGTTTTGAACCACGCTCAAAATATATACAACAGTGAAGTTTCTAAAAATCCATACTTAGAAGCACATCAAAAAATAATTTTTACCTCGGCAATCCTACACGATATGTGCGACAAAAAATATATAGACGAGACAGAAGGTGTACAATCTATTGCAGATTATATAAAGGATGATGTTACTTTAAATGAATTAGACGTGATTAAAACCATTATTAAAACGATGTCATATTCTAAAGTGGGTCTGTACGGCTATCCTATGTTGGGAGAATATATGTTAGCCTATCACATTGTGAGAGAGGCGGACCTTTTATCGGCATACGACTTTAACAGGTGTATTATTTATGGATTTCATAAAAAACCACATTGTAAAACAATCATAGATGCCTTTTTAGAATCGCGTAAGTTATTTAACAATAGAGTATTAAGATACATCGTAGATGGCGTTTTTATAACAGACTATTCAAAAGAACTTTCACAAAAACTACACAATGACGCAATTAAAAATATACAATTATGGGAACAACTATATAATTATAAAATTGATGTAGAAATTATGTAATATGAAATTTCAAAATGGATTTAACCCTATTTAAAGACGATTGTATTATAGAATGTTCTATTTGCTATGTAAACAAGGTTGAAATAACATTACTATGTAAACATTCACTTTGTCAAAGTTGTTATCGCAATATAGAAGTATGTCCTTTTTGTAGAAAGAGAATAAAACCTATACCTGAAGAGATAGAGATTATAATTATTGAGACATCTAACAATTCAAATGAGTCTTGTTATGTATTTACGTGTCTTTTTGTATCTATTACTTGTATATTCATATGGATTTGCTTTCTAGTAGGAGTCTTGTTTAATAGTAGGATATAAACATAATATTTTTATAATAATAATGGAATGTGCAATTTGCTTTGAAGTTGAAGAGCCTTTTATATTACCGTGTAATCATTCAGTTTGTCAAAGTTGTTATCGCAATATAGAACTATGTCCCTTTTGTAGGAAAAAAATAAAACAAGTAACTCTCCATCATATTCAAATACATATTAATGACCCTTTTATAGAAGAGCCTTTTCTTGTAAAGGAATTATGTTCTCTCGTAGCGTGCGTTAGTTGTTTAATTATAATTGTTTGGTTCACTTTAGGAGTTGGTAATTTGATAGATTAAGACATCTATAAATATTTATCAAAAAATAAACCATCGCTATGTTCTATATCACATTCATTTCTATTTACAATATAATATAATGGATTGAAATCTTTATAGCTGTCTGAATCATGATAAGTATTAAGCATTGTATCTAAACAATCTACATTTAAATCAGTCTTTTCTAATAAATAACACCATAATAAATGAGCGTCTTTATTAATAATTTCAGAATTAAAATCTTTTAAATACGCATAATATTTTTTTGGAACAAAATGCATCATGTCATTTATTCTAGGGTAAGAATATTTAATACCATTAACCCAATAATATTTACTGCATATAGATGGCCACATTATCTTATCCCATTGTGGATTAAAAATTTCATTCATTTTATTTTTAATAAATAAATCTATTCTCATAAAAAATAAAAAATCATAATTTATTATTGGAATTTTTTTAATTGAATTTTGTATAAGATTACCCTGACCTATTAATTTATTGTAAAAATCACATCCAATTAAATTATCTTTAAATATTTCAATCAAATCATCCTTAAAATTTGTATAATAACTAGATATATAAACATCTATTTTAATATTTTTATTATTCAAATTTTTAATAAAATCCATTTGTGATTTTGAAGCATTTATTTGTCCGTCATAGGATTCAACTGAACCAATATTTCTATTATTTTGACATCCTAATCTAAATGATTCTCCAAATAATACAATACATCCGTTCATATATAATATTAAATATATTTCACGTGTATTTATAATTTATTACCATTTATATGTCTAGATGCATAACAACTTTTAATAAAATGTCCTTGTCTTCCACACCGAAAACACGACATAGTCCTCACTTTTTCATTAATTTTTTCTATATCATCGTCTTCATCTTCAAAGATACCTTCAATACTATCCAATACATTATTTAAGAAACATTTTATTTTTCTATGCGGTGCAAAGTAACTTGTAGGACATTGACACATTTTATTTTTCTTTTTTAAATTTTTACATTCATTTACAAAATGAGTATTACTTCCACATAGATAACATTTATCATTTGAACCATTAATAATTTGGGTTAAAGTATTTATGTTTTCGTCACTTAGTCTTATTTGACAAAAACTTCCACCGCGAACATTATTTATACCGTATTTTTCCATATATTTGATAGTGTTCTTATCTTCGTCGTAGTTATCACAATTTGGAATAATTTCTACAACCGATAATGGTTTATATTTTTTAGTCCACATAGAACCATTAAAATCAAAATGACTTTCTATTCTATATTCAGGGTTTTCTGTTTTTCCTACATAATATTTACCTTCTTCCAATTGAATAATGTAAACAAACATTTTCTATTATACTTTATACAATTGGTTTATTCAATTTTATAAAATTGAATTTAAATTTATAGAAGATAAGATATAAAATGGAGTGCATCGTGTGTATCAAAACGGTTCATCAAAAACAAGAGGAATGTGTCAAATACTCATACAAATATATCATCTTGTTTGTTTACACGTGTGCTATGGTATATCTTCTTAAATATATTGTAAATAATACTTAAAACTTGGTCTTTTTAACATTAATCTTTTGCTTGATATTTTTTTTAGAATCAAACGCCTCATCCTCTTCATCATTTGCTTTCATTTTCCATAGTTCAGGCGCACATAATTTAAAATTGGGAGTCGGGTTTGCTTTATACCAAGCCACCTGCGAATTTAGTTCATTGCTTGGGCTGTTGTTGCAGATGACGAGACATTCAAAGTTTTCGGTACATTGGTCCATCACTTGACAAAAGGATTCAAAGGTTGGAAACATTCCAGCATAATTTTCATAAATACGCTTTCGGTTTGCAATATAAGGTTCTCTTAAAATAAAAACATAGTCAACGTTTGTACGCAACTGTGGTGGAATACCTAGGGGATATTGCATGGTTATTATGAGCATAATTTTCCAGTGACGTCCATTCATAAAAATCATTCGCATCAATTCATTTTTAGACCACGAATTATCATAAAGACAATCATCTAAAATAACAAAGGTTCGCGGGTCTATGGAACATTTTTTATACATATCCATTTGACTTTTAACCTGTTTTAAAACCTGTTTTTGTCTCAGCAAAATATTAGAGATAATACTTGTTTCAAATTTAGAATGAATTAGAACGGGCGGTACGTGACTTGAATAAAACTGATTAGCGCCTTCCGTACCCGATATAACAGTTCCTATAGGTACATCTCTTTGATGATATAATAGGTCGCGAACCAAGAAACTTTTGCCTGTGTCACGTCTCCCAATTAAAACAATTACAGGTCCCTTATTTTCATCTTTACTAAATACGATTCGTTTCATATCAAATTTTTTTAGTTCTAGGGTCATTACATTATATAAAGAGAACATCGCATAGTTCGCTACGCGAATAAATGGGTTAAAATATCGTGATTTTTTTATATTTAAAACTAAATGATTGAAGACTTTGAACCATCTAATTATACAATCTATAATCCATTATATAACTCTGTAGGAATTACTCCAGAGTTTTCAGTAAACGCCTATACTCAAAGGATAAATTACAATGAATATGAATTTGTAGATAAGGATGGAAATACTAAAAAATGTTTTAAGAAGTTTATTACATTAGTAGATTATGTGAAATTTCTAATAGGGAAATATAAAAATGATGTATTGGTTCTGCCTTCTTTAGAAGGTAACAAGGATAATTTATTTGAGGAGACCATTCATTCTCCGCATAATTATGCCTATGTTGATAATTGTTTTTATTACTTAACTTCTTCTTTAAAGAAAAAGGGATTTTTGCACGGAATGGATGTTTATGATAGTTATATATGTATCAAAAAGAACGTGGAAATTAATATTGCAGATGACTTTGAATACATTTGTGATACCAAATTTTTTAATGATAAACTAAACAATCTATTTTATTTTAAGGATGGAACAATCACAGATATTTTAAAGAATAAGACCAAAGACACGATTGAAATCTCAGACGAAAACATAGACCTAGACATAGAAACTCTTGAAATAGAATCTGTAAAGTCTGAAGAAGAATCCGAAGAAAAGGAAATTAACGAATTAAATGAATTAGAATCAGACTCAGAATCAGAATCTGATGTAAAAGACAGTGATTCAGAGTTGAGTTTTACAGACGAAGAGAATGAATCGGTTGATTACGAGACAGTATCTGAAAAAAGTGACGACGAATCTGAAATAGAGTCAGAAGAACAAGAACTTATTCTAGTTATAAAAGAAATGCCCGTACAAGTTGTCTCTATAGAAAAATGCGAAAACACTCTGGATTCATTACTTGAAAAGAATGATGTTCGTATGGAAGAACTAGAAAGCGCAATGTTTCAAGTAATTGCAATGTTACATACCTATCAAAGTATTTTTAAGTTTACACACAATGACCTTCATACCAATAATATTATGTATGTAAATACAGAACTAGAATTTTTATTTTATAAAATAAATGGAATCTGTTATAAGATTCCAACCTTTGGAAAGATTTATAAAATAATTGATTTTGGACGTTCTATTTATACAGTAAATGACAAGGTTTTATGTAGTGACAGTTTTTCGGAGAATGGAATGGCTCATACCCAGTATAATTTTGAACCCTTTTTTAATCCTAAGAAGCCTGTGTTAGAACCAAACTACAGTTTTGACTTGTGTCGTCTTGGTTGTTCTATTTTGGATTTTATTATTGATGAATTAGATGATATTGATAAATTTAGACAGATTCCTGTGTATGATTTAATTATTTCTTGGATTTATGATGATAATGGAAAAAATATTTTATACAAGAAAAATGGAGATGACCGTTACCCCGAATTTAAGTTATATAAAATGATTGCTCGTATTGTACATAAACACATACCATTAGACCAACTAAATCACGAGTGCTTTAAAAAGTATGTTTCGGATTTGTCTCCGCATACGATGGACATAGATGAATTAATAAAAGATACAAAATTTTAAAAGCCGGGTTCATTATTAAAAACGGGTGTTTTTACGTTTGTTGAATTAAAATAATTATTTTTTGCATATAACACTAAACAAGAAATGACTGTAATAGTCATAGAGTCTTTGAAGAGATTCGGATACTCTGTCTTATTTATTTTATTCATCGCTAGTTCAACAATGAAATAAATTAAACCTATCGCAGTTCCAATATACAACTCATCCATTTTAAAATACTAATTCAAAAAAATATAGTATTTTAAACGATTATAACGGTTCAACCTTTCTACAATTCTACAATATCTAAATCAATAGGTTCTAAATCAGCAAAGTTCATTACATTGATTGGTACATCATCGCCAATAATAAATCCTTCTTCTTCTGGAAGGTCAAAACTTTCTATAGAAGGATTAAAAGAAATAGATTGTCTTTTCTCAGGGTCTTGCGATTCTAGTTTAATAGGTTCAATCTTAGGCTCTATTATTGGTTCAAACTTAGGTTCGGGAACAGGCTCAGGCATTGGACTGTTTTGGATAACGGGGACCTTTCTTTCATCCTTAACCTCGCAGACAGGGTCTACTTTTGGTTTATCTACTTTTACTTCAATCTCAGAAGTTTCATCCATATATTGTCTCAGCAAGGTTTCAATAGGAATTTTATCACGGATGGTATTCATAATGCAAGTCTGTACTAAAAGTTCAAATTCTCGGGTTCTCTTTTGTTTTTCTAGACCGCTAATTTCAAGTTCAAATAAGTAAATAGATGAATATAATTTGCGCGCAATATTAGTATAAATGCTGTGTATAAAAATCCCAAAATCAGGTATGTCAATATTTATTTTTTTTGATTCATTGCCAACGCGTACACAACTCAAAATTTTAAGTTGAATAATATGAACACAAACCATCAAGTCTTCTAAATAATTACAGTTGCATAATTTAACAATTCGCTCTCGTTCGGTATCAATCAATTGTTGATTCCACTTTGGTATTCTTGTCAATAAGTTCTGAAAAGTCATTAAATATTTTTCAGGTTCCTCATTGGTTTCGCATAAAGTTACAGATTCATTAAAAATAGAACGAAACCCATCCATTATATGAGGTGTAATGTAATTCATAAGAAGAATAGACCATTCGTTTTTAGAATCTGATAATAGGTTTGATGTATTGTCTTCCATATACAATTTTTAAATAAAGAAAATAGGGTTCCAAAACGCATTAAAGGTCATTTGAAATAATCTAAAATATAATAAATAATCCAAATTTCATTTTTAAGTTCCCTGCAAATTTTTTCATAATTAAATCGTAGCTTCAAATATTTATCGGAATCATCCTTATAATAATCCATCAGAATGTCTCCGTAAATTCCCTTATTATATAGTTTTGTTGAAAGTTCAATCATATTGTCTTCTTTCAATAACTTTTTTAAATTCTGACTACATTTTACAGGTTCTTCAATAGGTATTTTGGGTATAAAAATATGAATAAAACGTGAACAAATAGGATTTAAAAGACGGTCTCGGTTTGAAGTTACAATAAAAAATCGCGTTGTTTTACTATAAATTTCAATACATCTTCTCAGAGAATATTGGGCATCAATGGTTAGATTTTCCGCGTCGTATAATACAATACTTTTGAAAAAAACTCTATTACACGTTTGTTGTTTTGCAAACTCTTTTATTTCGTCTCTTATTACTTTTATTCCTTTAAAGGTTGCGCATTCTAAAAACATACAGTATTGTTTTCTTTCTTCCAAAGAATAAATATGGTTTAAAAGGTAATTGACCGCTCTACGCTTTCCAGAATGCACTTCGCCATAAAATAAAATGTGTGGAATATTTTGTGTTTCGTTTAATGTATTAATTAAACTATCTAAAATTTTCATATAATAGATAGTTTAATATATACTCTTTATATAATGAAAGTAATTAAAATTTTTTTATTAAACCAACCTGTTACAAAAAGAATGGTAAGGGATGCATTAAACTTATGTTATGATAATATCGCGTTTTCTACGTTCCCTTATATATTGTATAAAATAAAATCATCTCGTACCTCTTTGGAACGTTATAATTCTGGAAATTGTATTGCATTATCTTGTTTTTTGCAAAAATATCTTAAAAATAATTATGGTATTGTCTCGTATATTGTTCCAGCAAGCGTTCCGCGAATTTATCAAGTAGAAAATAGTCCCGAATTATGTCACGTAGCCTTATTGATACCTATTTCATCACATTCTTTTTATATTATAGACCCTGCGTTTTATTTTATGGAACCGATTCTGTGCGACTTGAACGAACCTCCGATAAGAGGGATTGAGACAATGAATATTCATTCAAATGAAGTAATCATTTTAAAATCACAACTAGTAAATGCTAGCGCACCTGGACTCATTCCTCAAACCTTAGGTTGTAAATGTTGGTATGAAAATACCCCTGATGACCCGTGGTTTTATTATACAAATGAGGTTCTTGACCCAGACGAATCTATAGGCGGTCATTTTATAAGGAATAAACCCGAACCATTTCTATGCAAAACACGGGTTTTACCAAGCGGTGAAATTTATAAGGATTATCATTTAAAAATGGAAAATCAAAACTTAATTATTATAAAAAATCACATAGAAATTTATAAAGGTCCTATTAATAAAATACCAAAAAAAATAGAGTATGAAATACATACCAAACTTTTCAAATACTTCAGCAACTTTATGAGTTAATAGGAAATTATTTTATGCAACGCTATGCAAAGGCTGAGTATAAGGATTTGATTTAAATGCTTTTAATAAATCCGCGGAACGATAGTCCTCATTAATGTTATAGTATTGTGAAGGAATGCAAGTGTTTTCGCCTAACATTCGGTTTTCAGGAACGTGAGACATACGTGCAGATGCATATGGAATATATTCATTTGTTTGTTCCTTTTTATTTATAGTATAGTTATTCTCAGTGTTATAATGCTTTGCATTACCATTTGGAATTCTGTTTTCAATAGGTTTTTGTATGTTTCTTTGATTGTATTCTGCATTATAAGATTTTGTTTTAGAACCTATAGCCGCCATACCAGTTGCATTTCCGTAAATTTCATTATTTGTTGTTTGTCTTTGAGTGTCCTCCAAATAAGGATTTGAAGTCAAATAACCAGTGGATTGTTGCCGTTCCATAGTTAAATGATTCTGTCCTAATTTTTCTACGTCTATTTCACGGTTTGTTACAGAAAGCATTTCGTGCGGATTAAAGACCATTGGTTTGACGCAACCCTTTAAATATCCATTTTTTGTGTTTTCCTTATTTGTTTTTTTAGTATGTTTTAATGTTTTTACAATAGGGTCTACCACATTTGCTAAAAAGACTCCTCGCACATTTCCGTAATAATCTTCGTTGTTATCACGGTTATTGGTAAAAGACTTATAACTATCTTTACCGTAATTTTGTGCCGTAGTTGGGTTAACTCCTTGGTTTGTCATGTTTAAAACCGTATCGGTCCCTAATTGTTGCTTATGGACATTTAGGGTTCCCTTTTCAGTATATCCCATACTTTCAGAAGACATTAATCCATAGTATTCTACATTGGTTGACTCGCGCTGTTCCTTTGTTAACATTTGTACTGGTGTAGACATTGGCTTCTCCATACCACCTGGTGCGCCAACACCTTGTGTCATATCATTCATATGAAAAGTATCGGGACCCTTTTTTACAAATTTTCCCATTAAATTTTGGTCGGTTGTTACTTGTTTCGGGTCATAGGCGGGTGCTGTATAATTATTTGCATAATTTGATTTAGGATTATTGGTTGCTCTTAGACCATCTACATCCTTTGGTAAGGATTTGTCACGGTTAGCCGCGGACCAGTTGAAGCCAAGTTCGCCCTTGTTATCTCTCACCTTCTCCCACGGAGTTGTGTTTGCCTTTCTTAAAGATTCGTTTACACGAGACAAGAAAAATTCACTTTGATTTTGATTGCCGTATACATTTTGAACATTTTGTTCAGGTTTAAAAAGAGATGATATTTCTCTTTTATCAATGGTTAAAGAGCCCGAACCAGTATAATTATCCATATGTTGATTTTCAGGTTTAATGTGTCCATAAGATTTGGAATTATAGAACATCGCCATATTGTTATGGGTCATACTTTCGGCTGGTACCTTGTTTCCTGTAAGAGATTCATATTGTTCCATGTTACTTGAGACATCATTTATCTTAACTTGATTATTGTTTAGGTCTTTTAATTCGTCTCCAGTGTTTTCATTTCTTTTTTTACCTAAATAATACTTATCTTGATATTGAGAATAATCTCCTTGATTGTTCATTGCAATTTTACTTTCATCTAGTTTGTTATAAAAATTGGTCGTGTTATCTTTTAATAATTGATACGGAGCATCAACAGGCGTATCTTCAAAATTTTCCTTATTTTTATCATTAGACATTAAATACAGAGCGCCTACAATAACAAGCGGTATAGCAACTTGAGCCATTATTATATATTATATATTTTAATAATAGGGGGATTTATAATAATCTTTTTCTAACATTCGTGAAGGACAATTATTTTCAAATTTCATAAATAAGTTGGCTTGCGGGTTTAATGGTAAATAGGCGTATTGTGCCTGTGGCTTCTCTCGGAAAGTCCAAGCGGGCAAGGAGGACCGTGTCTCGTCCACGCCAAAATTAGAGGTTGTATAAAAGTTTGAATGTGTGTCTACTTGCTTATAGGGCTCTCTATAACGTCCATGCTTCACATTATCCCTCAAGGCTTCGTTTACAAGAAATGAATTGGTCTGTAGATTTGCACCCCATTTTTGTAAACGAATATTTATATCATCTATGTACGGATTTTCTAAACCATTCCCTGGAACATTTAAATGATACATTCCTATACCAGTAGATTCAAGTAATTTTTTTTCAATTCGCGCCGGATCATCGTGAAAACGTGTAAAGGCCATTATATATACTATCCTAAATAATTCGGTCGTTCCATCGTTGTTTGATAGGAAGGGGGAATAATTAAGGCAATTTTATCAAAATACGAAACCTCATTTAATTGTTTTAGAATAGGCGTAGTAGAAAAAGAAGTGGATTCTAAATCAGTCGCACGAATTCCACGTAACATAGATTCAACATCAACCATATTTTTAGATAATTCTCCACCATACATATTTGGATTGGGTCCATTCTTGAATAATGCTGGAGAATCGTTTACTCTAGACCCTTGATAATGCAAATAGTCATTCATTTCTTTATCCTTTATTTTTTTAAGTTTGTAGTCAGATGGAGTATTCAAATTTCTAGTAGAAGCCATATAGTATTAACATTTATTATTTGTTTTGTATATGTCTCGCGTATTTGCGCCTGTATACCACGATGCTTCTACCGTGCTAACCGTATTTCCAATCTCTTTATTATTAAGAGGATAACTATTAATGTTTACAAAGGGAACTTCGGACATTTGAACTACGCTTTTTTTGTCCTTAAAGCTCTCGCCAAACTTTAGTTCGTTTTCTGCTCCCACATCTACATTTCCTCTTCCTAAAAAGGGAAGACTTAAATAAGAACGTTGATGCAAAGACACCTTTACATTGTTTGTAGTATTTTTACCTCTTAATAAATTAGAAGACTCTTCTACATTGCATCCGAGAGGGCCTACGCCATAAGTACCCGTTACCATAAGACTGGGTTGTTGAGTAGAAATATCCAACGCCCCGTTACAATTATAGGTATATGGATTGTATAAATTATAATTAGAATGGTGTTGATTCATAATAGATTTCTGAGACAAGGTTGAACTATCATCGCCAGTTCTGCTTAAATTATCAAAATAAAAATCAACAGTGGTCATATTATAGTTTTAAAAGATAATTAATTTAAGTTAAAACTTTTTTAAAGGTTTATCAGATGGAAGTGAACCAAAAAGATAACCTAAAAAGTCCCCGTATTCAGTTTGTCCTACACTTGTTACAGGATTCGTATAAAAGGGTCTCATAGATTGTTCAAATTCAAACTTATCTCCTAAATTAGAAAATATAGTTGCAATATCTGAATTATCCTTGTTCTCTTGAAGAATAAATTTTTTAGCGTTTTCATTAATATTATTTTCTACCTCATTATCATATTTAGGCTTAATCGCTTCTTTTTCTTTATTGTATTTATACTCAGGTAATAATAAATTCTGAAGAGGATTATTACTGGTTATTCTTTGATATTCTTCTACATTAGTAAATCCCTCCTTTCCCTCCTTTTTAGATTTCTGAATAATTACAATGACACCTAGAAGGATGAATCCTAAAATAAAAATAATGTATCGGTTAAAACATATATATCCAATTAAAGATAACAAGATAACAAGTCTAGATATTGCGTTAAGCTTTTGATTTGTATCCATATTTGAGTACACCCATATTTCTTTGATGTATTGGGAATCAAATAATATACTAGGGTTGTCTGCCCAAAATTTCATATAGTATAGTTATTTATATTTTTATATGTTTCTTTTTCTTTTTCCCCTTACTTTTCTTTGGCTTTGTTCCATCTACATTTACAACAAAGGTATCTTGTCCAGTTTGAGTCACTTTAACATCGTCAGGAATACTGGTCTTTGTCTTTGCTCTTTCTTCTCTCTTTTTGTTCAATCTCTCCTTTGTCTTAGTCATCTTAAGAGTTTCCTGCAATTTATTTGCCATACCTTTAAAGTCCATCTTTCCTCCCATTCCCATCTTGCTCATCATTTCTTTTAGTCCGGGCATATCCTTCATTTTTTCCATAATTTCTTTCGCTTCTTCCAATAGTTCACTTTCCTTTAAATCTCCCTTTTTAATTTTATCTTCAAGTTTTCCTCCTATATTTTTAACAAGGTCCATAATCTTTTTAGGATTTTTCATCAAAGAAGTCATAAACTCCTCGGGGTTTTCAATATCACCAAGTTCTTTAGATGCCTCGCTTGCAATTTCCTTTGCTAAATTACCAATCTTACCGTTCATAAGACCATCTAAATGGGATTTTAGTTTTTCACCATTCATAAAATCTCCAGATATATCATTAATATTACTTGAAAAATCGCTACTAAATAGGTTCTTCATTTCATCCATAGATTCCATTATTTTTTTGTGAAGGTCTTCTTCTTTAATGGCTTCAAATAGTTTGCTAGTATCACCAAAAGACTCTTTATTCTCAACTTGTTCTACAACTGAAAATAAAAGTAATTGTAAATATTTCCAAATGGTCTTTTTAGTTTTGTCACTTACATTTTCGTTCATTAATACAGTAAAATCAATGTTAGGTAGTAAACAAATGGGCTCTTTAAATAGGGTCATATTCTCATAAAGTAATTCAAAAAATATCTTAGGATACAGTTCCGAACAATGTGCAAAAATCTCATCATCAGATATTTTTAAAGGTTCCTCTAACTCTGGAAAAGTATTCAATAAATCCATTTTAAATTCTAAAATAATTTGTGAAAACTTATCGTTTGCCTTTTTTTCGGTCATTGTATAATGGATTGGTTTTTTTTTATATGTTTTATTCGGTAAATAAATTATGGAAGTGGAGGTCTTGGATCTCTACGTGCTCTCGTGTGATTATAAACAGAAACAGACCGTTCAATCATCTGTCTCTCTTCGGGTGTTATATTAAGCCCTAATGCAGCGTTTGCACTACCAGTTACAAGTGCCATTATCCTAGCCTCAGTACCTGCTAGTCTTGATTGTCTTGCTTGAAAAGCAATAATGGATGCTACCTGCATTTGTTTATGGCTGTATAAAACATAAGGTAATTCATCTGGAACAACAAACCCTTTGAATGGGTCAAAATATACTTGTGCGACAGGGTCTATTACTATTCGTTCCATACCAAACCGGTCATAAAAATCAAGGGTGGCTTGAATATCAATTGCTTCTAAATAAATAATAGTGTCTTCTGAGTCATAATTGAATAATAAATATAATCCTTCTAACATATGAGTTCCTGTAAAAAATTCATCTCCTGTTGCTCTATCACTTAAAAAGGTAAATAAATGGATATAAACATATACATCACCTACTACACTTTGAAAGTTAAGAAGAGGCGCGCCAGCAAGGTCTACAAAGTCAGCTGAGTTTCGTGTGGCGTTTTCAAAAGAACAGCATAACATCCCAAAAACGGGGCGGTTAGAATTTGGGATATCTGGTTCAATCGTTAATAAGAAATAGTCATCAGTTGTTATCGCTTTTATCATTTGACTGTCACCAAATCCTTGACTTATATGTTGAACAGACTGTGGTAATTTATCTTTTATTTGTTGCACTTGAACCGGATCAGTATCATCTACTAATACATAATCAATTGGAACTAATTGTGAACTGTTGTAAAGTAATTGAATCTGATTTGTAATAAATACACCGCGTCCATCTTTAAAGTTACGCATAACTTCAGGGTCGGACGTATAAAGAACAAATCTAACGCTACTTTGAGTTACAGTGTGAAATCTTTCCAAAGCCTCTTGTGATTGTGGACCTGCACTGTAAAATCTTTGCAAATCCTCTTGTGAAGGTTGAGCTACACTGTAAAATCTTTGCAAATCCTCTTGTGAAGGTTGAATGAGTAAATCAGAATGTAAATCAGAACTTACATGTCTTCTATGTGCTAGAGAATAACGTCTTTCTGGTGCGGAATTATTTCTAGATAAGTTTTGAGGCATAGGACCTCTTGCGCCGAGAAATGGCATTCTATAAAATCCGCTATTGTTTGGAGATTGACTATATTCTTCTGTTTTTTGAGAATTTTGCGAATCTTGATTATTCTCCATTTGCCGTTCTGGTATACCAGAAAGAGGTCCCATACTTAATTCAGCAGCAAGAGGATTATATATTGACCCTCTAGAAGAACGTTGTCCTTGTGATTGCGACCTCAAATATTCTGCCATTCCTGCCATTATATTAATCCTATATATTATGTTCGTTTAACAGATGGAAATTCTGAATTTCTCATTTGTTCTATATCTTCCATAGAATATTGCATTTTAGATTTTTTATCACCTTCTATTGTGACTGGAACTTGAGACATTGGTTGACCATCTAATCCAGAATAATTATACATTTGTCTCATCCCTCCATTCCCTTGAGGCGCTAAATCTTGCGGTCCATCGTCAAGAAAACTAAAATAATCGCTCATCACCCCGTTGGATTTGAGGGAATCTTTTCCTAAATCAAAGGGATTGGGTTCGGTATAAAGCATAGTCTTTTCCTCGTTAATTGATTTTGATTGTGGTTTAATATAATCAAGTATTTGACTCCCAGAAAGAATTTCATATTTTGGCTTTAATAATAAAACAGGCACACGATTAATCATAGGAGGCATTTGAAATTCTTTACCATTAGGCAATAAAATATAAGTAATATTATCTTTTACAACACGTTTATCAATGCATATATAAACAAATTTAGATTGAAATCCTCCTTTATTTAATTCTTGCATAATAGAAGCACTATGTTTGCAATAATTACTAAAATAAAACTCGTGCTTGGGGGTACTCATTAACTATAATCTATTTTATTTGATTGAATTTTTAACACATAAAAATTGATTTATATTTAAATGTTGTATTGTATATAATAAAATGGAAGTTAAAATCTTAAACGTGAATGAAAAAGGCGATATGCTAGAGTTTGATATTCACAATATAGACGTAAGCGTTATAAATTCATTGAGGCGAGTTGTCTTAACTCAAATTCAGATGCTGGTTTTTCGCGGGTTTCCACACAAGGAGAATCAACTTACCTTTCACAAAAATAAAACAAAGTTTAACAATGAATATTTAAAACATCGTATTCAATGTATTCCTATTTACGAAAGCGATGAATCTAAGTTTGAGAATTTTGTTCAGAACTATTGTGTAAAAGTAAATGTAAAAAACGATACCAATGAGCTAAGATATGTTACGACCAATGACTTTAAGTTATTTAACAAAGTATCTGGGAAGCAGATTGACATTGCAGAAAGTAAGCGATTGTTTCCACAGAATCCGTTAAGTGCAGACCATATTCCTCTTTGTGTATTAATGCCCAAAATTTCGGAAACGGATGAGGCGGAAGAGATTTCATTGACACTTAACTTTACGATTGGTTCTTCTAAAGAAGACTCGTGTTGGAATACCGTCTCTAAATGTTGTTACTTTAATAAACCAGATGAAGAAGAAATTAAAAAGGTATCAAAGGGTGTAAAATCGGAAGATTTGGATGATTTCCTTATCTTATATGCACAGAGGATTTATGTGCCTAATCAATTTGTCTTTAAAATAAATAGTATCGGTGTATTTGAAAATAAGGAAATTGTTGTAAAGGCGAGCCAATACATTATAGATGGTCTAATGGATTTTAAAAATTTCCTTATTCATAAAACAAAACTGTCGGTTGAAACAATCGGACCTGCAGAACCGTTTGGTATTTTCAAGGACGAGACAACTGATAAAGAGGTCTATTATGTTCGGCTTGACCAAGACGATTATACAATTGGTAAACTATTAGAAAATCATTTGAATTTGTGGTACAAAAAGGATATTTATTACATCTCTTTTAAAAAGGACCATCCACACGACACACACTGTTATGTTTCCTTTGCTTATCGTAATGTGGTTACCTTTGAAACAATCATTAGCCATTTAGACGATGTTGTCACTAGAATTATACAAATGTATGAAACGATTTCCGGTAATTTTACAAATAAATAAAATAAAATCTATATTTAAATGATAGAATATGGTAATATTATTAAAATTGTTTCTTCACAAGATTACGATAATGAACTTTTTTTTGTAAAACGTGTTGCTACCGATAAATTAATCCTATTACAAGCCAATGGAAAAGAAATATCTGTTTCAATAGATAAAATAAAGGAGATTATGATTGTTTATGTACCAGAGGAAAAGGGCTTTGTAAACCAATCACATTTATCGGTAGGACAGATGGTAGAAGTGGAATTTAAATCTAAAACAAAAGATGTTATCCAAGGACGTATTATAAAAATAGATAAAAATTTACATGTTGAAACTTCAAATGGAACATACTATATACCAGTTGAATATGGATTTCCTGAAAATGTAATAAGCATTAAAGAGATACTTGAAAAGGAAGAAGAAGACGAAGAAATAAACGAAGAGATGAAGGGTGCAGAGCCAGATGAAGTTGTTGAACCTGTTCAAGAACCCGAACCAGAGGAGATAAATGAACCCGACGAAATTATAGAGGAGGAAATCCTGGGTTCTATAGAAGTAGAAGAAGGTCAAGAAAATTTATTTTTTACTCTTGAACAACAAAAGATTGATTTATTAGAGCATCTATTGATTAATATAGAGGAAAACAAACGAAATGTATTTTTAATGAAAAAAATGTATAACATCATCCAACGTTATAAAGAATTGAAAACAAATTATACCTCATTTGATGATGGTGTAAAAATAATGAAACTGCCTGCGAATCAATATCAAGAATCTTTTATAAAAAACACGAACCCTTTATTTATACCTGTATCAGATAAGGTTAAAATTAAACTGTTTGACCTTTTTTCTGAAATGGGGTCAGAAAAATCCTATTATTATAAAACAGACGATGCGAATGACTTTGTCTTTAAAGACCCGCCTCTAAAAAATATTCCTTTTGCAGACTATCAAAAGGAACTTTTAAAACCGTTTGGTTCCATTGTTACCGAGACAAATTACGAAAAGAATGAAATTATCAATAGAAAAAGAAAGGAGGTCTATCTATTAAATGAACTTCTTAAAATACCCATTAATGAACAGTTTGTCTCGGGTTCGGTTTTACTACAACCAAAGATTTATTTACAGTATATGTTGAGAGAACAACTTAATTCAACTATATTATTAAAGTCCAACGTATCAAGAAACCCTTATTACGAAATGATTTTTAGAAAAGATGATGAAATAAATGTAGTTAATATAGATGATTCTTTTAAGGCTTCGTGTCAATTATTTAATGATGAAATAACCTTTTATAAAAATGACTGTGCAACCTATAAGGAATATATAGAGAAGTTATTGCCGCCGTTTGAAGACTTTATAAGCTGTTATTTAAATACTCATTTTTTGAACTTCTCTCATATTTTGAAAGAGATGGAGACCTTACAAATAGAGAAATTGAATAAACCAACCTATGATGTATTATTTGCAATATTAAAAAAGAATATTAATGACTTTTATAGGTCAGAGGCCGAAAATCGCAAATTAAATACGCGCGAAAAAAAACAGAACCCTGTTATCAAGGATATGACCGTGATAGGTTCTCTAAAAGACTACTATCCTCTAAAAAATGATAATTTTTATTCTATTAGTGAAATATTTAAAACGGGATTGATTGACTGTTATCATTATTATACTTTACAAACAAATCAAAATGTCAGAGTGCTGGATTCAGAAGTAGAACAAATGATTCAGGCCATTAAGAATGAGTTTGAACAACCGCAAAAGGAACGTATTCATAAAATATACGAAACAGATGAACAAAGAAAGAATGACAATAAGATTGTTTTACAGGACATTCCGTGGGAAAAGGGGTTCATTAGTGCAGGCGAACTCTTACATAGAGAATTGGTGAAAAGAAACTCAATGTTTACTCTAGAAGACGTTATTATAAAACTTAAAAGGGTGTGTGAAAATGTGGACCAAATAAAATATCAATTTGATAAAAATGACGTCCAATTTGTAAAGGAGTTTATCGTACATTATCGGATTATGAAAAATCAACGCGCCGAAGTGCTTGAGACCAAGAAATCTTTTATCTGGAACGGGCAAACGTGGGACCCTTCAAAAGTTGAGGGTTGTCTCAACAAAAATTTGGTACGTATCAAGGGCGACTGTCAAGAGGTCAATAAAGAGAAGGCATTCAAGGAACGAATCAATGAGATGATTAATAATTTTGAAACGGACAAGTTGAGAGAAAAGGAACTGAAAAAAGTAAAATTTGACGATGAGAGTCATTTAAAAAATTTACGCTCTCTTCAATTGAAACATTTAAAACACGAAATGAAATATCACACCGAAAAATATAATTATAGAACACTAGAGTTACAAAAGGATAATATACCCCAAGATATTTCGCCTTATTTAGAGTTGCGCGGAAGGATTCTAAAGGAGACTGTCTTGTCTAATAAATACAAGGCGCTTCAATTGTTTATAAAAAATTATACAAAAACAGGCGAGGACCCGCATTGGTTCTACTGCATTGAGTCCAACATTAAATTACTTCCAACCTTTTTATTGGAATTATCAGATGCCTTTTTAAAAACAAATAGTTATCCCGAGACTTTGCAAATGATTTGTGACCGTCAAGGAGAATTAAGTGATAATTTTGATTACTATGTAGATAAATACAGTGGATATCCTATCAAAGCAATTAATTTTGACGAAGAGGAGGATTACAATTCAGACGGGTTCAAAGATGTCTTCCACGAAGTGGTTGAAAAAGACGAAGAATTTGTAGAGGAAAATCCAAAAGACAAAATGGTAAAGAATGCAATTAATGCCCTACTTTCCTATAGCGGGGTTTTAATAGAAAAGAAATACACAGATGAATTGTTTGAACACGTAATGAAATCCGTTACTCTTACGTTAACGATGACTAAAAATAAGAATGAAAATAGTATCATTGTTTATTCCGTTATGGCGCACTGTTTCATTTTTATACAGACTTTGGTAGGAGATATTAAATTTTCAAAACCCTTTCCAAATTGCGTAAAATCTTTTGAAGGATATCCTCTTGATGTAGAGGATAAGAGTTATAAAGGTCTTAAATATATGTGTTGTATTGTAAAAGAAATATCACGTAAAACAGAGCCGTGGGAAAGTGTAAAAGGAACAAAAATGGAGGTTATGGTTGAGACATTAGCGAATTACACCAAACAATTTGTATTGCCTATAAAAGAGATTAATGAAAAGTTAGTAGCAAAGCGAGAAGTAAAAGTAGTCGTAAAGGAACAAGAGGAGGATTATACGTGGTCTTTATTTTATCCAAGATTAAATGTAATAAAACCCACTCCTGTATCAAATTTACCCTTTGAAAAAATAATGGCCTTGTCTTTTATGATTCAACATAAAATAAACGTGCATATTTCAAAACAAAGCGCTATCTTGACAAACAGTCTTAAACAGCCTTATTTAATTAATACGTGCTGTCAAAAGAACAACGACGTCTTTCAATATATGTTAGAGAATGCAAAACTAACAGAACTAGATGAAGTTTTTGCGATTAAAAATAAGATGGATAAAAAGAATGAAATCCAAAAAATAAATCATATGTATTCTGCGGTTCCGACTAAAATGATGCATAGAAATGTCTCGGCTTCGTATGAAGAATCTGTCATTTATAGAGGTGTTATCAGATGGTTTATGTTTGATACAGAGTTACCTTTTCCTGAGAAACTTAAAAAGTATGGTATTGTAAAGCCGCCTGATTATAACAAAAAAGATAAAATAGTAGAAAAAATAGCAAAGATTAAAAATTTTAAACCAGTACCTGAGGAAGTTTTTATAGAGATTATAAAGGATATCTCACATAAATTAGATAGAACTATTGTGGAGAAGGTTCATAAGGTAGCGGTAAAGAATAAGATTGATGTGTTGATTAAAGAAAACAAACCCAAGGAGATTTACGACTTCTGTGGAGAAGAGACAAATAAGAAAATAATAAATATACTAAGTCAAATCCCACGGGCAGATAAAAAAAGAACAGAGGCGTGTCTACGCTTTAATACTCTCTTTAGGAATAATAAAAATAATGATTTTTTACCAGAAAATCTTGAACATTTAAATTTTATGAATCAAATTCTATTAAACAAAATTAAATCATTGTTATTTATCTTCCCTGAAAAGATTAAAAATTCCAAATTGAATTACAATATTCCTGCACACTGGGACCTAGATAAAAAGCATCTTATGGAATTAAAGCAAAACATATTTAATTATTACAGAACAATTGAAACATTCCATAAAAACGAGGAGTTAATCTTTAATTTAAATAAACTGGATTCAGAATCCGATTATGACGACTTTAAAAGATGGATTACCTTACCCATTCATAATCAAAAAATGAAAAATGATATTTATTACTATGTTTTTGTCTCCATCTTTCAACATTATGTTTTATTAAAGTCTCCCAAGATGAATGAATACATAAAGGTCATTGTTGCGCTCTTTGTAAATGAGGATTCTAGCGCACTTAACTTTGACAATCAAAAAATAGAATACATTTCGGATATGGCCAAAAAATCCGAGACACAGATTAAGACAGATGCATTGAAAAACTTATCGCGAGAGGCGAGAAAGGCACAGAACACATTAAAGGAGCTTAAATTAGGAGAATGGAATACGGGTTTATCAAAAAGCATATTCAAATACGATAAATCATTATACAATGAAGTGTTTGAAGAGGCTAAAAAGATTAGAGAGGGAATGGATCTTGTAGACGAGGACAACTATGGAATGTACGGACTGGACGATGGAGAAAATGTAGAGGGGTTTGATGGGGATGAATATTTTTAAATTAAAAGTATTGTCTATATTTAAATGGATATTAGTCGTCTTGTTATGATTATGTTTGTATATATATTATTATATTTCATCGTTGTTACGATAAGACCATCTTTTATTTATAACAACCAACACGATTATTTGAGACAATTTGGAATAGGTTATAAAAATACTACAATATTACCTTTGTGGTTGGTTAGTATATTATTGGCAATCTTTTCTTATTTTATTGTGCTCTATTTCTTGCACGTTAGATATAATTGTATATTCATAAATACATAGAATTAATACTTAACTATTAAAGATTGTATTATAATCACCATTTTTAGTAGAACAACCGCTATTCAATAAGGTATTTGTACTTACTAATACAGTAAGAGAACCAATCAATAAAAACCAAATAAAATAACCTACGGTATCTTTTAAAATAATTTTATCGTGTAATTTGCTAATAAGGACAGGAGAAGCACTTGTAAGAAGTTTCATTTGAATAAATTTGGCCAATAGTTTACAATCATAGTATTCAATAGGATTTCCATCATTATCCTTTAAAGGAAGGTCGGCTCCATTATTTTTTAAAACCTCGCCTTTCTCGTTTATTGGTTTCCCTTCAAGGTTTGTTTTATAGAGTTGAAAATCCTGAGACTTTATTTCATTTATCAAAATGCTTTTTCCAGTATAAATAGACTCTATCGCTCTTAACACATCTATATTTTGTTTCGCATTTTCTATTGCCTTATCTCTTTCCTCTGGTATCAAAATTTCATTAATTACATCATCTACGCCAAACATTTGCGCGGCTTTTAGACCGAAAGTATTTGAAAAAACGCGAAGCCATCCAGGAAAAATAATAATGAATAAACAAAACGAACCAAAGATAATAATCCAAGGCATTAAGGTTGCATATAACGAAATGCCTGCTTGCGCCTTTCCGCAAAAGGATGGCAGAGATGATAAATATAAATTATTAATGAATTGTAACATACACGCTAACGAAAAAAATATAATTATCCATATAAAATTATCCCTTGTAAAGTATTTGTATTTAAAAACAAAAAAAAGAAAACAAAATGATACATAATTTACGACAGATGTATTTGCTAAACTACTTAAATCTGACATAATGTATTATAGCGTTATATTTTTTACAATATTACTCTTTATAATATAAATGAAACCATCTTTAGTAGAACCATCTATTAAGTATATTTTAAATTCAGAATTAAAAACAAGCAAATATAACAAATTTATTGAGAATAGTTTTTTATTTAATCTTACCCTATTTATTCTTTTTTGTTTACTTTTTGTCTTTATCGCTTGGCTTTTTTACAAAGGAAACCAAGACCCTAATGTAAAAAAGGAAAGAGAACGAAAGAAAAAAGAATATATCATGTCTAAATTGCATACTTATCAAAAAATGAAGCAAGAAGTATATACAAATATACCAGGATAATATATGGATTCTTATTATCGCGATAAAAAACAGAAGGAAGACAAATACAAAAGAACTCTAAAAAAGGCTCTTACCAAGGGCGATACCGAAAAAATAAAATCCTTGAGAGCAGACTACTCTTTAAATCCCATTGATAAAGAGAAGACAAGATATATGAACGAAGAGGAATATTTAAGAAATCTTAAAGAGAAAATTGTAAATTTAGAAAAAAAACGTATTGATATTTATTACGACATTTTTTATGACTTGCAAGATAGTATGGAAGACTACGATTCTTATAAAAGCGACCTAGATAAATTGAAGAGACAATATGAGAATCAAGTAAAAATAAAAACAGAACGCGAGGAAAAAATAAAATCAAGCCGAGACAATTTAATGAATGAAATAAATGAAAACGTTTCTATTTACAAGTTTATGGACATACACGATAAAAAGGAAAGTTATTTAAAAATAAGAGAATTAGGAAAAAAATTATTGGAAAAAAACATAAATATTCTTCCAATAATGGAAGATGGTAAAATGGTATTTCGCTCTATGATAAACTATGAACCTGTTGTAGATATTAAAATATAATACCATTTTAATGGGAAAATATATTGATATTAAATATTTTATAATAAGTTTAGCTATTGGTTTGTTTTATATATACATTTCTGATGAACATAAACAGGTAATTATAATGTATCCCACACCTGATAATAAAGAACAGTATCAGTATAAGGACAAAACCGATTCGTGTTTTACCTATGACTTAAATGAGGTATCCTGTCCAAATGACATAAATCAATATCACCAGATTAAAATACAAAAATAAAGTTCTAATATAATGTTTAATATCAAAAAATTCTTATCAAGTCGGTCAGGAGTCATCATTATGTCTATTATATTGGGTCTTGGATTATCTACTTTATTTAGGATGAGTTGCACCTCTAGAAGTTGTCTTGTGTATACTGCACCAGATTTTAGTAAAAAAAAGATTATAAAGTACAACAACAAATGTTATAAACCCGAGGAAAAAATGGAAACGTGCAGTACAACTAAAAAAATAATTGAGGTATAATTCTATAATTAGAATACTTGTTTATTTTTATATGGAAAACACAACCAACATCAATGACCTTCCCGTAGATACAAATGCTCCAAGCAGTTATGACTTGCCTGAAAATCAGTTAAGAAATAATCGCCCCATTGATGAAAATGTAGTCATCCAAGAAACAAAAAAGGTCAGATTTGAAGACCCGCCAAGAATGAAAGCGTCTAACCAGAGTTCTAGTTACGAACTAAAAGAAAAACATAAGATTATTATTTTATCAATCCTGTTTTTTATCATATTCAGCGATGTAAAAGTTAAAGCCTATTTGGTTTCTATATTAGTAGTAATATTTGGAGATTTTATACGTATTACTGGCGGCGGAATATCAAAGGTTGGTCTTGTCTTTTATTCTTTGCTTTACGGACTCGCTCTACTTATTACAGTGTCTCTGATTGATTTATCAGCATTCAAGTTAGCCTTTTAATTACATTTTTATAAAAGAGATGACATAAAATCGTTCATGTCTTTTGTTCCCATACTAGAATTACAATTTTGACAAATAGGTTTTAAATTACTTACAATAGTTTGTCCGCCCTTAGATTCTGCAATAACGTGACCACAATGAAAAGATGTTTGTGTAATGTCAGTTGATTTACAACAATGACATTTAGATTTGCCTACATCTTCGCCAATGTTTTTGTTCCAAACTAATTTTTTTATAGCAGACGGTATACTCTTTTTCTTAGCGGCCTTTTGTCTCGGCTTTACTTCCTTTACTACCTCCTTTACTTCTTTGGCTTTAAGGACCCTTTTCTTTGGCTCCTTTAAAGTTTCCTTTAGGACTTCCATCGCTTTGGCTTCATATTCTTTAAGAATGCTTAGGAAAATGGCGTTATAACAAGACTTAATCTTTAATGTATTTGATAAGTCTTGATAGGAAGGGCCTTTATAGATAGGTGGTGACCTAATAAATGACCTGTATTCTTCTGGATATTTTTTTTCAAAATCTTGCAATGAATCTACAAGCATCCTTGAGTATTTTTTATTTTCTCCTTTTATTTCCTTATATTTATCGCCTTGTTGTGAGGCCTCTTCTATCGTAATAGGAGGAGGTATTAAAGGTCTTGGAATAACGATTAAATAAGATAAAGATGACGTTCTAGTTACTACTAAATCTGAAAGTCGTCTAACATCTAGGTGTTTTTCATAGAGTATGTATTGTTCTGGATAAGTTTTCTCAACGATTGACTTTTTTGATACTATAATTTTTTCTGGAAAACGCATATGGGTCATTTCTTCCAGTTCGCGAATCATTGAATAAAAGGTCATTACAATAGTATAAAAAATAGTTTTATACATTTCAATTTTATTAATAACCCACTGCAGTTAGATTGTAACAAGGGAAAACACAGTGGAAGCAAGGAATAATGTAGTTTTCAAGAAGAAACACAACCATTGCATTGAAACTATTGATTACAAACTGAAAGAACGGAAACGCATATTTTTTTAGAAGAATGTTAACACCTTGTGTCAAATAAGGAAGCGCTGTCTTGAAGGTTGGAATAAGATAGTTTTCCATAATAAATACAAACGAAATAGGTATTAACTCAATACAGATTTTTTTGTATTCTTTGTACTTGGTCTGGTAAAAGTTAAGAGTTATGCTTCTATTCGTCCATAGATAGGATATCATAACAGTGATAAGACAAAGTTGATAAAGAAGGATTGTAAGCGTTTTATAATATGTTTTGAGTTTTTCCTTTTCTAAAGCAGCCTCCAATTCATAATTCTTTTTTTGAATATGTTTTGAACGATTTGTAAAGGATGTATACTTTTCCATTAAACCTTTATACAATACTAACAAGGAACCAATGTTGTTATCCTTGTCAATTATCTTACGCTTTTTATTTGGATATTGAATTTCTTTATGTACTTCCTCTCTCTGAGTTGCTTCGTTGATGCGACCATAAATCTTCCGGCGGAAGATAGATGACTGTTGAGTAGTCATCTTGGTGAGAAGCTTTGCGTCCGAGATAATGTTGTTTACGACTTCGCGATAGTTCATTTTTGATACTCATTAAGTATTAGAATGATTTCAATTCAATTTTTTATTTTTAAAATTTCAAAAATTTATTTTAAACTTTTCATTTTTTCAATTTTATTGTCTCGTTCACTTTTGGCTTGTACTTAAAAAATAGATTACGATTTTTTCCTGTCTTACGATACTCCTTGTATTTTTTGTCTCGTTCAAGTCTTAAACTTTCATAAGTAGATTGCTCGCCTATACACGGCATTCTAAAACGACGCATTATAGGGTGGTCGCTTTTTACGTTATTTAACAAATAACAATAAGATAATATTTTGAATTTATTAATACTTTTTATATTCATAAAAGATAACCCATAATAAATAGATAGGATGGTATCATATGTTGCAATTTTTAACTTTTTATTTTTAACTTTTATTTCATTATAAGACTGACAAGAGTCGGTTATAAAAACATAAAGCATTGGTATATTATCTACTTTAACTTCATAGACATTTAAAAACTTATTCTTGTATTGTGTTTTCGTATATTCTATACTTTTTAACTTATCCCAAATGGTATCATCTGATAATACATAAACACAGTTTTGTTGTTCGGTTCTAAACTTTTCGGGAAATAAATGTTGATAATGATACATTCCGTAGTCTCCAAACATTACGCAAGATGATATCTTTGATAATACCTTTTTAAAGAGGGGTGATTTTTGGGTATCATCATCTACATTACAACGTCGGATAATAAGAGGATGGGTTGAGTTTAAAAGTTCAAGGCGTTCATAGACTTTTTTCCAACGGGTTAGGTCACCTAAAGGCCGAGACAATTCTTGGTACATACTCATTCTTAAATAGTTATAGGGTGCGTAATATATCTTATTAATGATAACCGCATTTTTTTTAAGATTTTTAAATAATTCATCTTCTATTTGAGTGATATCTACAAGAGGAATAGAATTTACAAAAATTTTATAAGTTCCTGCATTAAGAGCCGTTCTTACTTCAACGTCTTCATAGTTCTTGCTAAGAAGGTCAGAAAGTTCAATAATATCAGGAATTGCTTTTGTACTAAAAAAATCGTAATCTGGAACGTCATTGTCCGCGTAAAATTTTTTATCTTTAGGTAGAGACATATTGATTGCCATACCTCCATACCCAATCAACTGTTTCTTTATCATAAATTCATCTACGGTACGAAAGAGTCCGGGTTTCGTATAAAGTTTCTTTTTACGTTCCTTTTGAATTCTTTGATTCTCAACCAAGGCTATATCTAAATCGGTATGCATATACTATTTACTTATTTTTAAGTTAAGGGACCTAGAAGTGCCTTTACTTTTTCATCATTCACTGAAATAATGGAATTTTTTAAAAATATCTCATTGTACACTTTCAAATGAACGTCATTTGTTTGAAAAGACATTCCTATAAAATTAATTTTACGATTTAATCCATTTACAAAGTTATAATTATTACTACTTTTTGAAAAATCTGGATATAAAAAAGATAGTGAGTTTGAAGCAAATTCATCTATATCAGACTGTTGAATTAAGTCGCTTTCCCTATAGATAACGTTATCGCCATTACCAATATTGAGAGCACACATTAAAGAGAGTTTACTTTTTCTATATAAATCCTTATTAAGACCTGAAATATCTATAAGAATGATTACCTTACATCCTTGAACTTTATTATTTGTTAAGTCAGTCAATAATACGTTATCTAATGTTTTATCAATTTGTTTTATATAAAAAATCAAATTACCATTTAAACTATTGTCTCCAAAGGTTGAATTTAAAATACTAGCCATTTGGTCGTAGGTGGTTTTCAGTAAACTTTTAACTCTAAATATTAAAAACAGGGGGTCACTTATATTTGGACAATTCATATTAGAAGATACAAAATACTGGTATACTTGAGCCATTGTGTCTGAAAAGGGAAGACTATTGTATGTTTCTTTATAATCATTTGATTGAAGGGTTGATGCAGCAACTACAGGTGTATCTTTTAATGAATAAATAGTAAAATCTAATGCTCTTACACCTTGTTTTGCACAATTAATTAACGCGCAATAGTTGACATAATCATTCTTGTATTCGCCTGAACAACAGCAGTTATAGGCAGTCTTTATAAGGGTTTGATTTAAAGCAGTTCTTGTAAGGTCCATATTACTTTTTGTAAGTAAGGAAACAATATTTGTATTCATTTTATTATCATTTAATGTAGCACAGTTATTTTTGTCCTTTCTTATAATAATAAAAACATAAATAAAAAAAGCGGATACAATAATAAATATAACAACATTCAAAGCATATTGGGATGAAACTTTATTAAGAGATTCAAGATAATTAGATAACATTCCAGTATTGACAGGTTGCATTAAATTATATTATGAATATATTTAAATATATATATCATTATAGCATATAATGCCAGGTGGTTTATTAAATATTATTTCTTATGGAAATCAAAATATAATAGTAAATGGTAATCCAAGCAAAACATTTTTTAAAACCGTTTATTCAAAATACACAAATTTTGGTATGCAAAAATTCCGTATAGACCACGAAGGACAAAGAAATCTAAAACTAAATGAAGAAACAATCTTAACCTTTAAAATTCCTAGGAACGCTGAATTACTTATGGATGCGTATCTAGTCTTTAATTTACCGGATATCTGGAGTACAATTATACCGCCTAAACAGACATCAAAAACTTGGCGACCCTATAATTTTAGATGGATATCTCATATAGGTGCTAATATAATTAAAAAAATGTCGGTTAGCATTGGAGGACAAAAAATACAAGAGTATACTGGAGATTATTTAAAAAATATGGTTGAAAGAGACTTTTCACAAACAAAAAAAGAACTTTTTTACAAAATGATCGGACATACGAAAGAACTTTATGAACCTGATAATGCATTTAGTCGTATTGACCGTTACCCTAATAGTTTTTATCTTACTCCAAAGGTTCGTACAACTACAGACCCTAATACAAATTTTTCGGATTGGTCTACTCCCTCTATAAACGGTAGAACTATTTATGTTCCCCTGCATTTCTGGTTTATGAATTCTCCTAAAATGTCATTGCCTTTAGTAGCATTACAATACAATGAAGTTACCATAGATATAACATTAAGGCCGATTAAAGAGTTATTTACAATACAAGACGTATCCATTGAAAATTCAAAAGGACTTACTCCTATACAACCTGATTTTAAAAATGAACTTCATAGTATGTATAGATTTCTACAACCACCTCCAAATATATTACTTACGGCGGGTGATTATGAAAACAAAAATAATTCGTGGAATACAGACATTCATTTAATGTCTACCTATGGGTTTTTAACAGACGAAGAAGCAAAGATATTTGCTTTAAACGAGCAAAGATATTTGATAAAAGATATTAAGGAAACTATATATCCAAATATTACTGGAAATAATAGAGTCCGATTACATACCACTGCTCTTGTATGCAGTTGGATGTGGGTTTTTAAACGTAATGATGTCTATAAAAGAAACGAGTGGTCAAATTATTCAAATTGGGATTATTCAAATAAAGTACCGATTGAATTGATTGAAGCACCTACTGAGCAATATAATTTTACTTTAAATGACAAATTTTTTGGACCTGGTATTGATTATATAAACATTGCAGCAATTGGCGAACCAGCGGAGTATGAAACATCTTTTAATGATTATTTTATTTGTGATTATTTAAATACTAAAATTAAAAGAGAAATACTTACCCGTTTATCCATTATTTTTGATGGTCAACTAAGAGAAGATTCATTAGAATCGGGTGTTTTTAATTTTATTGAAAAATATAAAAACAGCACAGGTAATTCAGACGATTATATTTATAGTTATAGTTTTAGTTTAAATACTAGTCTGTTTGAATTACAGCCTTCAGGTGCTATTAATTTAAGTAAATTTAAAACAGTTGAACTTGATATTTCTACTATATTACCTGATATAGACGAGACAAACTCGGCCTTTATTACGATATGTGATGCTGAAGGAGCCATAATAGGTACAACGCAAGGAAACACCTTGTATAAATACACCTATGATTTATTTTTTACAGAAGAAAGATATAATTTATTAAGATTTATTAGCGGACAGGCCTCTTTAGTTTACGCGCGTTAAAATTTGGTCTTGTCTACACATTTAAGACACGGACATTCATTTGACGCAAACATATCCGCTCTATAATCCCCTGCTTGATAGCCTTCTTTTACAGATAACGCAAAAACAACAACAACAAGAATTAATATTAATTCTACCCACATTATAAAATAATATATATAATTAAATGGACGATTTTGTAAATATAGAAATTCCAAAATATTATTATTGGGAAGGAGATACTCCTACTTTACCTCAAACTGATACATTGGTTTCCTATAAATTGGTTGGTCCTGATTCAACTACCATTAAAATATCTAGCGGATTTGCTATTGATAATACAACAAACGGGTTTAAAATATCAGGTAAGAGAGCAAGTTCTAATCTGTTGTTTACTTTTGACCCAGCAAATACTTCTGTCTCGGATGGAATAACCAAAATAACAACAAAAAACTCAACTGTATATGAGTTTAAAGGCGAGTCTTCAGGTTCAAAAAGTTATAAGGTAAATAGAGGAAGAGTAATCATTACAGAATCAATACAGCAAAGTCTCTTGAGTGGAACAAAAAGCACGATTGACGTGATTGATGTTGCAAAGGATACCTACGTTAAAAATACAATTGCACAGAGCGAATTTTTAAAAACAGATGCTATTTACACTTCATCCTCTACGATGGATAAATTAACACGTCTATTATTTTTATTTATAAACGATTTATTAACGATAAGTATAATATCTTTTTTTGTTATAGCAATTTTATTAATAGTTAAGGTTGATGGTGATTCTTTGTACCCTTGTAATATAAAACAATCACCCTATGTATCAACAACCTATGATAAAGACCTTTCCATAATCACTAAGGATGGTGGATTTTGCTCTCAATCGCTTAAAGTTCAAGAACGTCCTGACATATCAGATGATGATAAACCAGTTATTGAAATTTTTAATAAGTTTATTATGGATAAAACAAATCTTTATCCTTTTTCAACTATATTACAAGACAAATGTAAGGATACAACAAATTCAAGTGGCGCATTTACGGTTTTAGTTTATTGGATGTTGTATTTAATATTTAATGTTTTTTTAATGATTCAAAAATCGTTAAATATTATGCATAAAGGTTTAAAAATGGTTGGTTCGTCTTATGTATACTTTTCCTTTACTATTTTATTAGTAATATTCTTTTTGTTAGTTCAAAATATTAGTAAAGGAGTATTACATCCCTATTTTAAATACAACGGTGAATATAAAGATTTTGATGTAGGTAGTTTTGTGGATACGAATAGTAATAGTGGTAGAGATATTGAAAATATTTTTATTATGATGGGAATTAATATATTAGCCTTGATAATTATTGTAGCCATTCCTTTATTTTTAATATTGTCAGCCGCATCTATTTATGGTAATGTATCATCATTAATGACACTTATTGTAGGGTCTTCTTCTGTTGAATGTATGTTTTTGTCTTTTTTTGCATTTGTATGTTCTATTAATTTTGTATTGAAACTTTTACCGGATGATTTAGACCCAACCAAAATTAAAATGGAGAATGATATGTCCAGTCTAACCAAACAGTATATAGATTTTATTTTTCAAATGCTTCGGTTGATAAGATTACCAGACTTAAATGGAAGTAGTGTATTTATGTTTTTTGTGAATATATTCAACTTTTTAGGTTCTATTTTTGGAGTTTTTCTTCCCTTTGCAATGGCTTTGGCCGCATCTTTATATATTAGTACTATGGTAGTGGCTAGCACCTTTATATTACCATTTAAAGTAAAAAATATTTGGGAAAGCATATTAACACCAGCGTTTCATGTTGTCACTTTAATATTACTTTTTCTTTTGTTAGTACACATACACGATGTTCTTGATATATATTTATTTTCCATATCTATAATTATTGTATTATTGGTTGGATTTATAATGTCAAAAAACTAATATAAATTGTATTTATTTAATTGTATAATGTCCAAACCGCGAGTTAGTATATGTACACCTACCTTTAATAGACGCCCTTTTTTTAGAGGCCTTATTGAGGTTGTAATGAACCAAACTTATCCAAAAACACTCATAGAATGGATAATCATAGATGATGGAACGGATAAGATAGGCGACCTTGTCTCGGATATTCCTTTTGTAAAGTATGTTCCAGTTGATACAAAAATGTCTCTTGGCGAAAAGAGAAATTTTATGCACGACCAATGTACGTTTAAAGAAGACGATGCAATTTTGGTTTATATAGATGATGATGACTATTATCCGCCTCTAAGAGTTGAACATTCAGTTGAAAAGTTAACTGGGTCAAAGGCCTTGTGCGCGGGTTCAAGCGAGGTTTATTTATGGTACAATGAAATGAATAAGATGTATAGGTTTGGACCTTATGGACCAAATCACGCAACCGCTGGAACCTTTGCGTTTAAAAGAAGTTTACTCAAACAAACCCGTTATGAAGACACGGCTCAATTAGCAGAAGAAAAGTTCTTTTTGAAAAACTATACAATACCTTTTGTTCAATTAGACCCATTTAAAACAATACTTGTCTTTTCACACGAACAGAATACATTTGACAAACGAAAGTTAATAGACCCGGAGAATCCAAACTGCAAGGAGTCCTCTGTAAAAGTAAAGGCATTTGTAAAGTCAAAAGAGTTGCAATCATTTTATACTAGCGAACTTCCATCCCTTTTAAAAGATTATTTACCTGGAGATATAAAAAATAAACCTGATGTGCTGTTAGAAATTAAAAGGAGAGAAGAAAAAAATATGATTACCATAAATACATCTGAAAGGTCATTTCAGATAAATCCAAAGGAACTGTTAGAAGCCCTAAAACATAAAACCGAAGAGTGTTTACAATTGCAAAAAGAATTAGATAATTGCAAGGATTACATTAAACTTTTAGTTGAAAATATAAGGAAGCGCGGTTAATTTCTATTTGACTTAGTTCTTCTGTATTTTTTCTTAATATTCTATAATACAACTCTTTTTTAGTGCAGTTTAATTTATTACACAATCCAATAATGAAAGTATTGTTGTTATATTCATTACTATATTTTGTTAAAACCTTTGTAAATCTATATTCTTGAACCTTTTTACACGATATGTTTGTTTTTTTATACAGATAATAATTATGAAGTATTTTGATATAGTAAGTCATTTCATTGAATATCCATAATTGTTTTTGAAAACTTATCCTATCAAAATAATCACCAACACAAATGTTTTCTAAAAAGTTATAATAAAATGAATAGTCTTCAGGTTTGATACAATCAACGATATTTTCGTGAAAAAATAATGCTTGAGTTGCCTTTTCATTTTCTATAATATTATCTTCATTAAATTCTTTGGTCATAATTTGTCTTATGTTATGTTGAATGTTTTTCTCATATTGATTATGTGATAAATTGACCTCTTTCTGAATCGTTATCATATTTGAAAGTTTTAAAATTTCTTTTATTTTTTTATCGTGAATATTTGTTCCGCATAAAATAATAGAAAAACTTCTGGTCCTTTTCCTCTTTTCTTCTAACTTAAATTGTTTCAAAAAACTTGTTAGTACTTTTTTTTCGTGAGTATGCAAGTAATCAATATTATCTATTACGCATATTTTGGAACATTCTTTTTTGTTAAATAATTCAATAATACTTGGTTTCATAAAAAGTAGAATGTCGTCGTAATCATTTATATCCTGTATTGAAATAAATTGTACGTTGGTAAGTGTTTTAATCATTTCAGTTTTTCCAACACCCGATTTACCATAGATATAAATAGGTTTTGTAGAATTTAAAAAACGTTTTAATTCTTTAAATTTATCAGTGTCAATCATTAATTTTTATATAACTTATACTTTTAATTAATAACATATATTACTATTATTTGTAATTCCATCCCAAGATACCCCACAATCATTGGCCCATTTTTTTTTTAAACATAGACCGCTAGTTGGTCCCATTCCCGAGACATTATAAACTTCACTTTTATAATCAAGATTCTTGCATTTTGAATCATTGCTTTTTGAATAAAGGGTATCATTTGAAACGCACGTTCCTGAAACTAAACTATAATAATCAGGACATTTTGAAATATTTGAAGGATATACCTGCTTCTTACTCATATTTGATAAAATAACCCCAAATATAGATAATATAATTATTAAACTTATTGTTGCTAGAACTAAAATGCTTTTATAAAAGTCCATTATAATAAAAAAATAAAATATTATATAGTTCAATGGAATCAAATGGTCGTATAGATTTATTAAATCTTCCTAGTGGAACACCCCTATTTCTTCAAGAAAAGGTGAAAAGTGTTGATAAAACTTACTTCTCAAATGCTTTAAAACATACGTTTCAAAATTCTAAATTGTCCGTGTTGTTTTTTTCTGTAGCAAATGTCACTATTATAGAGAACGGCATTAAAGCGGCCGTGTATAAGTTATCAAATAATAAACATATTATTGATACACAGGATTATGACCAACTTTATATTATTATGAGGTCAACCTTTTTACAATATAGTTTAAATAATCCTGATAATATTACTCAACAAATTGAGGTATTAAATTCTAGAGTTGTGTCTCATTGTGCACCAAAAATATATAGCGAAATAGAATCGTATATGAAATATAAAAAAGATTCTTCTACCTTAGTAAGTCCATTAGATATGCCTACGTATATCCATAAGGATAAAGGTTTGGAGTTCAAGGGATTTTTTTAAATTTCAATAGAGAATTTATTGTTTCTTAGACTTTTGAATTGAACGTTTTGATTTATTCTTATTTTTTGTAAATCTTGACTTAATCTTATTTTTTGTAAATCTTGACCTCTTTAATGTTACTCTCTTTGGACCTATAATTGTAATCTTATGTGGTTTTCTTTTAAGTTTTAAATACTTTTTACCATTTCCTGAAGTCAAAATAATTTTTAACTTTTTAGGTTCTTTTTGTAGAGTTTTTTTAATTCTTTCTATCTGTAGATTTCTTAAAGTAACAAAGTCCATATATATATTACAATATTTTTTCAAGGTCCTTAAGCTCTTTACTCCACAAATCTTGAATGGTAACCCTTTCTATTTCTTTATATTCAGCCTCTTTATCCGTATATTGGCTTTTCAAATGATTCACATTTTCTTCACAAACAGAATCCATTGTCATTTTTATAAGATAATTATAAGACCCTTCTATTTTTGCATAACCCTTTTCAGAAAGAATATTGCATATTTCAGCAGTACTCTTTTTTCTTAGGTCAAGTGTTTCTTCTAATATTTCCTGAATGTAATTGTATTTATTTTTTAATATCTCAATTTCTTTTATTAAAACCGATAAAAGATATTCTTTACGCATATCATAGTATCGTAACCTCTGAACGATAAAGTCATCACAAATTTCGTGAATCGTATTATAGTGAACCAATTTCTCTTCGTGATTAAACAAATTCATATTTGAAAAGGATAAATACGAATACAGTTTTAGGGTCTTTACAATTTCGTCTTCATTAAACTCTTTGCAAAGAGTTATTTTAAAATTAACAACTTTATCTGTTGACATATCATTGAAATCTTTAATGACGCCTTCTTCAATTAATTTATCAAGATAAATCAGGTAATCTTCATTCCAAGTTCCAACTGGAAGTTCAGTAATCTCTACTATATTTTTTTTAATAGAATATACACCCTTTGTAATAAACCTTGACTCCGTTTCTTTCTCAATCGTACCCCGAAACCCTCTGTAATAAGGAACGAAATCCTTGTTTGCAGGTCTTTTTTCAAGAGTATCTAAAATATAACGAATCAAATCTTTTGGATTGAAACACTGAATCTCTGTGCTAAACCCTGTACCAATACCCTTTGAACCATTGACCAAAATCATAGGAATAATAGGCGCGTAAAAGATAGGCTCAACTGGCTGGCCGTCATCTTGTAAATAACTTAAAATATGGTCGTCACTTTTATTAAAGATATAACGAGTAATCTTTTCTAACTTTGTAAATATATATCTCTCCGATGCACTGTCTTTTCCTCCCTGGAGACGTGTTCCAAACTGTCCGTTGGGCGAAAATAGATTGATATTGTTTGACCCTACAAAGTCTTGAGCCATATTTACAATCGCACCGTTCAAGCTTGCCTCGCCGTGATGGTATCCAGAATTTTCAGAGACATATCCACTAAACTGGGCTACCTTGATTTCATTGGTCAAATTCTTTTTAAACGCACTGTAAAGAATTTTTCGCTGAGACACTTTAAGACCATCCATCAAATTGGGAATAGAACGGTCGCAGTCATATTTAGAGAAATGAATCATCTCTTTATTTACAAAGTCTCCTATGGAAAGGGTCTTGTCTCGGTTGTCTACACGCAAATCTCGGTCGTAAGACGTTAGCCACTCCTTGCGCAAGTCCGCCTTTTTTTTATTAAATAACATATCAATGCATTCGTCATCCTTTTCCTTTACATAAAAGTCTACTACTTTTTTATCTTTAAAATATTCTTTGAATTCTGAACCCGTGCTTGTGCCTAAACCCTTGTAATACTTAATCTTCCAACCTATGTTCTCTTCCTTCCACGAATCATAATCCGATTCGTTATAAAAGGATACGCTTTTTGCGCCTTTGGATGCTTTCAAAATAGGCGTGTTCATAAACCCGATAAAGCCATCAATCTTTAAAAGAGAAGGCCACAAACATTCAAACACGTTAATACATAAACCCTTGATATGACTACCGTCTAAATCTTGATCCGTCATAAACATAATCTTACCGTATCTCAGGTCGTTTACATTTTCATACTCTTTCCCAGTTTCTAAACCCATAATCTTTTTAATCTCATTAATTTCTTTGTTTTCATTAATTTTTTTAAGTGCCTCTCCGCGCACATTTAATAGTTTACCCTTCATTGGATACACTCCAATTATATTTCTATCTTCAGGAGAAAGACCTGAAATAATACCAGCTTTTGCTGAATCTCCTTCACATAAAATTAAGATACACTTTGTAGAGTTCTTTGTTCCAGCGTGATTGGCATCTACCAATTTAGGAATTCCGCGAAGAGTCTTTGTCTTATTACCATCCGTCTTCTTGGAGTTTTTCTTTTCTTTCAATTCGCTCATATCACACGATGCAGACAAAATACCCATATTCGCTAATTTTTCTACAAACTTATCAGTTACCGTGCAAGTAGAACCAAACTTAGAAGAGGGTGTTGTCAAATAATCTTTTGTCTGACTATCAAAGGATGGATTCTCAATCGTACAATTTAGAAAGATGGAAAGTTGTTCCTTGATAATAGCAGGTTTTATATCTATCTTACGTTTCTTTAAAATAAGAGCAATCATCTTTTTAATGATTTGCTGTGTAATATATTCTACGTGTTTACCGCCTTTATTTGTAAAGATTCCATTGACAAATGAAACGTGTTTGAATTCATCGCTTAGACAAACTGAATACGACCAACCATCTTGTGTCTCGGAAACCTTTTCAGCGTCCGTATAGAGAGACACGTAATGACTGAAGTCCTTTACTGGTACCAAAACATCGTTATACTTTACTTTTACTTCTTTGCTTGTCACTCCTGCAATGTCGTAGACACGCCGCTGAAATAAGGAAATCATTGATTGAGTAAGTTCCTTCATACCAAGCCGTTTGTAATCAGGTGTAAAACTAACCAAAGTATATGGTTTTTTGCTACAAGAAGTAATCGTAGGCTTGTTTAAAATATCCATATTATTTTCAAATGTTTGAACATATTTAAGCGCGCGCTTTGCATCCACCGTTTCAATCTTACCCCACGTAGACCAGATTAGAACTAGCTTAAACCCAAAGCCATTTTTACCACCCGTTGTTTTCTGTTCGTCTTTATTATAATTCGTAGATGTACGCAAGTGTCCGAAAATCATTTCGGGAATCCAGATATCATACGTAGGATGTTTTTCAACATCAATCCCATCTCCATTATTGATAAGAGTAATTGTATTATTTTCAATAGAAACTTGTATACTTGTAACAACTTCAGTTGAAGGGTCTTTTAACTTTTTCTGATTGGTGCGAATGACGTGATCGCGACAATTTACAATTCCTTCATCAAATAACTTAAACAGCGCAGGATTATAATCAATATCTTCTAGTACAATCTTATCCTCTTTCATTACATACATAGGACCATTGATATTTTCTATAGAACCTATATAGGTATCTGGAGTATCCAAGATATGTTCCTTGTCGGTTTTTTTTTGGTACTGCATTTCAAGAGAGGCAGAAGCTGATACAGTTGACATTGCTGATACAGTTGATACAGTTGACATTGCTGATACAGTTGATACAGTTGACATTTTATACTGTTTTATAATAATTTAATTATAAATCAATTTTATAATTAATGAGTAACTGTAATAAAATATGTGAAAAGAGTATTTATTCGTTTCCTACAAATAATCTATCTACAAAAATGATTCAGGCACAAGCACTTAAACAAAAAAAAAATGCAAAATTTGTATACAAAAATACTAGAATAGAAAGTATTTATAAAATCATATTGAGTTTAGATTATCAAGAGAACAAGAGACTCCTTTTTTTATACAAGTATAAATTGTATAAAAGGTATTTTGATGATTTGCAAAATGTTCCTTACGATATAAGGCTTAAGTTAAATGAAATGTTAACCGTTATTATAAACGGGTTGACAGAATTTGAATATAATTTAATTTTTGAAATTGTAATAATAACAACTGTGGAAGTACCCGAAACATTTATTCCCTATGAATATACATTTTATGTAGTGACTCGTGTATTGTCAAATATGTCATACTTTATAATAAAAAATATAAATGATACCTTTACATTTGAACCTGGTTATTCATATGTATTTGATTTATCAGACCCTACAAATTACGGAACAAAATTTGCTTTATCTAAAAGAAAGGATGGTATAGGAAGTGGTACCCATAGTGGTATACCTGGTACAGATGGTGCAATATTATCTATTAATATAGAAAAAAATATATCGGTTTCTTATTTGTATGCATTTAATGAAGAGATAATAATAAACCCGCCTCTTGATGTATCTGGTAATACAGCTGATGTCATCCAAGTGGCCTATGGTATATGGGGTTATAGCGTACTTTATCTTTATATAAATGTAGGGAATTTACCCCTTACTAGTATAAATAATTTTATTTATAAAGACCTTGAACAATATTCAACGTTAACGGTATACGAATTAAATGGTCCAAAATACTTAATTGCTCCATTAACTGATTTTTTTGTTTATTTTACTAAAAATAAATACAGATATAACATTAGTTACGGAACATATTATATAGATATTCCAAGAACTTATAATGCAGCGCTTTTAAGAAATAGCGGATTTGAAAAAATAATTAGTTTTGTAGGTCCTTATGAAACAACAAAAAGAGTAAAAGGCGTACAATTTGCACCTGGCATTCAAGAAGATATATCTCAAAACTTTTATTACGGTCAGACTGTTATGACTGTTTATGAACCCTTTACTGTGCCTTTGAGTTTCTACTGTGAAAGTTTTGGATTTATGGGCGGGTTAAGTTTTATAAATTTTAGTCCATCTGGAAATTCGTCTGGTTCAAAATTTCCAATCTATTTTAATAAAGATAACAATTTATTTATAAAAGGTATAGACTCTCAGTCTAATTTAAATATTATTAAGAATGGTGTAAATAGTTATATTGGGTTTAATGATGATTTTATCTATAATGAAAATAGACAATATGGACTTTATAAAGGTGTTTATACGATTTATAACATACCAGAAGAATATGCAATTACTTTATTAAGTAAAGGAAAAAGCGATATTATTAAACTTGAAAGTTTGACCTCAACTTCAAAAACTGGTGTAGGTCCCGATAATCAAACCTATAATTTTTATTGGGGTATTCTTCGTATAACCGTTTATGCAAATTTTGGACAAATGTCTCTTTATTCTACCTATCAAGGATATATGGGAAGGTCTACTTTATTTACCTATGGGTCTGAATATAATAATAGTATTTCTTATTTAGACCAAAATTCTATACCAACAATTTATTTTAAAAATGATAACACCTTACGTTATGAAGATATAGACCCACTTACTGTTGTTATTACAAGTAACTATATCATATATCCATTAATACCGACATTAGATTTTGTAGTTCCCTTTTCAGTGTTTAAAAATACACCACCAATTATAAATGAAATAAATATAAATAATAACACTACTAACCCTGTAATTAACCCTGTAATACCTGACAATTTATTAAGTATATACGGCGGGTATACTTACTCTATTCCCAATAAAAATAACAAATATTCTTTAAAAAAAGGAATGTATGTGATTGAGTGTGAAAACACTTATATTGCTCTTTTGAATTTTGGTAAAACAAATTCTATCACTTACTTTGGTATTATAAGTATAATTGATATTGGTCCTGATAACCATAGTTATAATTATTACGCAAATACAATTATCATTAGTGTTCTCGGAAATTTTGGATATATTTCAATTGATGTAATTGATGTAATTGATAATAATAAGAGGAATAGACTTCATAATATTTTAAGTTATAGTAATTAAATTTCTTTCCTTATTATATATGAAAACTTTTGGTTCTAGAGCGGAGGTTTTTCACGGAAATGCTAAAAAGACAACTGGAGGTTTAACAAAGAGTGCTTTATTACAAAATAAACACGGTGAAATTGTCTCGCGTAAAAAAAGCGTAACTGCGAAAAAGGAGAAGCGTCTTGAAAAGGCTGGATACTTTACAAAAAAAGGTGTATTTGGTTTTGTAAAGAAGGAAGTAAAATCTAAAAAGGTTAGAAAGTCTAGAAGACGTACTTCAAAGGCCTAAAGATACCTTTTTAGGAGCCGATGCTCCTGCGCGTCTTACTCGGTTTACTGTACGAGTTGTTGCGTTTTTATCTGGTAGAACACTTAGTGTTTTTGTCTTTACTACGTTTGCATTTAGCGTGTTTTCCTTAAGTTTTTGAATACGCGAGGAAGAATCAGAATATGTTTTATCATTTATACATCCAGAAATACATTTTATTCTATACTTAAGCATTAATATAGTGATATATTTTTTTGTCGTTTTGTTTTCCTTTTAAAAATAGCCTTTGACTTTGTCTTTGACTTTGATTTAGATTTAGACTTTGTCTTTGTCTTTGATTTAGATTTAATTTTCTTTCCTCCCTTCATATTAAAGCTTGTTTTACACGCGCTTAATTGAGTTGTTAAACCTATTCTAAAAAAATTGGGGTTTCCATCACTAGAACTATATTCATTGGAATAACACATATATAAATAATATAAAATCTAATTTATATTATTTTATAATGAATCCTCAACAACGTTTGCAACTACACGAACTAATTAAACAAAATAATTCTGTAAACAATACAGATTTAATAAGAGAATTAAAACACAGTCATATAATTCGTAAAGAAGTACAGATGATTGAAAAACTAAAAACAGTGTATGATTTTGAAATACTTCAAGAAGAATGTATTAAACATTGTTATTTCCTATATGAAAATTATACCGTTATTTACAATCGTTTACTAAAAAATAGAGTAGATATTGATGTTCTATATACCTTTTTGGATACTTTACAAATGATTGAAGAGGGTAAGATGGACCAACACGAGGCGTCTTTTGAGATTGGAACGCTTTTGAAAAAAATGTATATTGACCCGCGAATAGAAGACAAACCTCCTGAGTATAAGCCACCTATTAATATTAGTTGGCAAGAGTTTAAAAAATTATCACATACTTAATAGAATGATTGTTGTTATTGTAGAATCCCCGTCAAAGTGTAAACGTATTGAATCCTATTTGGGAATAAACTATAAGGTAATTGCTACTTGCGGTCATTTCAGAAAAATGAGTAGTCTTGATAATATTAATTTTGATAGTTTTAAAGTTAAATATGAAAATACAAATCCAAAAGTGATAAAAAGATTACGCGACGCAACTAGTGCTGCAACCGAAGTTATTTTGGCTACAGATGACGACCGTGAAGGCGAAATGATTGCGTGGCATATTTGCCAGGTATGTAAACTGCCTCTAGATACAAAGCGAATCTTATTTCGCGAAATCACTAAACAAGAAATTATAAGAGCGATTAGTTCTCCGCAAACCATAAGAATGAATAAAGTTTATAGTCAGAACGCAAGACAGATTATTGATATCTATATTGGTTTTAAAATATCTCCCCTTTTATGGAAATATGTTAAACATACTCTAAGCGCTGGAAGATGTCAAACACCTGCTTTACATCTCATCGCAGAAAGAGAACGAACGATTGAAGAACAAGGATACGAGACAAATTATCAGGTTTCAGGATTTTTTACAAATAAAGATATTGAGTTTCGCTTAGAAAGACACCTGGAAGAGAGCGAGGTAACACCCTTTTTAAAATCATTAAAGGACCATACCTTTTATTTGTCTCGGAATACAAAAGAGGTATCCGACCCTCCGCCTCCCATTTTGAACACGAGTCTTTTACAGCAACTTCCTCTTTCTATGTCTCCGCAAAGAATTATGAAGGCCGCTCAGACCTTATATGAAAATGGATTAATTACCTATATGCGTACAGACGCGTGTGTTTATAGCGAGGATTTTTTGAAGTCTGTCTCAACCTATTTAGGAGACAAATATTGTGCACCCAAAATGGAATCTATGAAAGCCCACGAAGGAATACGAGTGACCCAGTTAGAAATAGATATTATTTGTCTTGATATAGATAGTAATAAATTGTATTCTTTTTTACATAAATATACTTTGCAAACCTGTATGAAACCCGCGGTCTTATTACATAAAATATACACAACCGAATGTCCTAACCAAATGAAATTTACACATACCTCTATTATACAAATCTTTAATGGATGGAAGGACGATTCAAAAAAAACAGATTGGTCTTCTTATCTAGATTGTTTAAAAATGTTGACATATAACTCTGTCAATGCATCCGAAGTATTTAAAAGTCAACAATTTCACTTGTCAGAGTCTCAACTTATAAACCAATTAGAAAAGAGAAATATTGGAAGACCGTCTACCTATACAAATATTTTAGAATCTATAGAAAAGAATTATGTAACTCACGGAAAAATTACAGGAAAGGACTATTCGTTTAATGAATATAAACTTGACAAACATAATGTGATTGAATCGTCTGTTATATGTAAGAAAATAGAAGAGACAAATAAATTAACCATTACGGAGATAGGGAAAGAAGTAGACCAGTTTTGTTATAAACATTTTGAATCCATTTTTAATTATGAATATACCAATCAAATGGAGTTATCACTTGACCTTATTGAAAAAGGCGAAAAGGAATGGAAACAGGTTATTCGTGAATACATAGAACACGTGGATTCTTTATTGGATATTGAAGAGGTAAAAAAAGTATATACCTCTTTACACGCGGGCTATTATAAAGATTCGCCTCTTGTTATTAAAGATGGAATCCACGGGTTTTATGCAGAATATAAAGATAAAAGTGTCTCGCTTTCTAATTATAAAGAAAAGGAAATGATTTATACTTGGATTATAGACCAATCTATCCCGCAAGAATCTTTTAACACCCTAATAGAATTTGTATTGAAAGATAAGGTTGTTATGCATATTACAGATAGTTGGAGTGTTAGAACGGGACCTCGTGGTAATTATTTATATTTCAAAGCAAAAAATATGAAACAGCCAAAATTTTATAATTGCCCCGATCTATTAAGTCGCGATGAAATGGAAAAACATATACGAAATAAATATAAAACTATATAATAATGAATCAAATATTTAAAATTTTACAAGAAAATGATGCAAAAATAGCAAACCCTGTATTCATTGCATTAATCGCGGTTGGTGTCTTTATAAAACTTGCCCTTTCTT